ATATAGTTTAAAGTAAGAAAAATAATTGTTATATTTATACTTTAATAAATCGGTAATATGGGAAAAGAGAAAGAAAACGAAGAATCAACACTTAAGGACAGAATGATGGAAATTCCCCTTAAAGACGGTTGGGAAAAGAACGTTAAGGAAGAGTACATCCTTAAGGCTAGGAAAATGATTGAGGAAGCGGAAATAGAGGATGATGACAACGAAGGAGAAAATAAGGAATAGTATTTATGCCTACGTGTTAGGAGATGCGATGGGTGTACCTTATGAGTTTAGTAAGGCGGGCACCTTTCGTTACATTTGCACGGGATACGGTACACATGATCAACCGATAGGAACTTGGTCTGATGACACGAGTATTATGCTATGTCTTCTTGACGCTCTCACCATGAAAAATACTCTTGAGGAACAAGTTGAGGAGTACAAAGAGAATCTCAGAGAAATGTTCTATCAAGGCAGATTCACGGTAGACGGTAGAATGTTTGACATCGGTTATCAAGTTAAGACTTCTATCGTTGAGAACTTCCCTACTAAGCCTTCAAAAAGGTACGGTAACGGTTGTTTCTTTTACTCGTTACCGTTAGCCGTGTACCTCCTTCAAGAAGATGATCTTCACTTGAGAAATGAGTATTTTAGAAAGTTTGTCACGGTGACACATAACAACCCGATCGCTATTAGTAGTGCCTTCACGTGGTCTGAGGTATTGAGGGAGGTCTTTAAGGGTAATGACCCCTGGACTACTCATGAAAACAAAGGAGTAGAAAGGTTCAGGGATTATGCGATGGATTCTTTATCAACGCATGATTTGCTAGAATACGTTTGTTATCATTGCGTGAAGAAAGGACTTAAACTGAATCAGGTCTTGAAGTTGGTGATTGAGTTAGGGGGTGACACGGATACCAATGCCGCTCTCGTTTGCAGTTGTATAGGTATAAATTCAAGTAAAGTGAACACTAAAAATATTAGGGGCATGGAAGTAGTTTCCCCGATCGTTGAGAAATTTTTGATGTTAGACAGGTGGAACTAATTAAGAATAACAGGTTCAAGTTTTTCGCTCCTGCGTCCATACTGGAGAAAGGCAAGGACAAGGACGGTAATGAGGTGTATGAGGTTGGAGGCTTAATCTCTGATGAGAGTAAGGATTCGGATGATGAGACCTTAGACTGCAAGAACTTTGATATGAGTGAGTTCTCCTTTATCAATTGGGATCATCAGAAGGGACCTAAGTATATTATCGGAGAGCCTCACACGTGGAAGTACGTTCCAGGAAAAGGCTTGATGATGAACGGTGTAATTTGGGGAGACTCAGAATTAGGACGTGATGCAGTTAGGCTGATGAAGGCACTTGAGAAATCACCTCGGGGTACTAAACTAGGCTGGTCCGTGGAAGGACAAGTCATTGAAAGGGATCTGGTGAACCCTAAACGTGTGAAGAAGGCGAAGATCACGGCAGTGGCCTTATGCCCCTTCCCTAAAAACGGTCACACTTACGCAGAGTTGGTGAAGAAGGGATTCACGGGTGATGACATTTACCAAGACAATGATAGTTTGGAGTATGAGTGTCTTGAGAAAGGCTTGGTGATAGAGGAGTTGAATGAGAATGGAGAGTACGTGAGTGTAGACAAAGAAGGGAACATCAGGTTTGAGAAATCTCAAGGAACTGAAAACACGAGACCTCTAATTAAGGAAGACGTTGAGGACGATGAAAAGATCTTGAAGGCTGTCTGTGACGTGGTAGAAGGCTATCATAGGGGAACTGTTTCTAGGGAAGAGATTGAAAAAATCGCTAAATGTGATAGAATTATGAATCTCACTAAAAAATTCGTTTAGAAACATTGTAGTAATAAAACTTTTTAATAAATTTATACCGAAATCTTTTAAAGTTATGGCAAAGAGAGAAATTACCGATGAAGAGATCAAGAAATCACTGGACTTCTTGAAAACGATAGGAACTACTCCTAGTGGGCAAGAAGACGCCAACGGGGGTCAAGAGAAGAAAATGGAACTCCTGAAGGCAGAATTCCAAGAACATATCGAGAAAGCGAAATGTATCGCTGACGAGATGGAGAAACTGAAAAAGGCTACCGTTGCACCGGAAGAGGGTAAGGAAGAAGAAGAGAATGAGACCCCGAAGGAGAAGGACTTAGAAAATGAGTCTGAGAAGGAGAATAAAGAGGCAGAAAAGGTTGAGGCCGGTAAGAAGACCACCATGAAAAAATCAAATGAATCTGACGTTATCAGTAAGCAAGAAGTAGAAGAACTGAGAAAGTCACTCATGGATGAATTCTCTTCTCAACTTGGTTCTTATAAGGAAGAGGTAAATGAGATCATGAAATCGAAGGACGATGAAATCAACAGTTTGAAGGACAAACTGGAGTATTTTGAGAGTCAGCCGATTCAGAAATCAATTCGCCCGGGTTCCGTTGAGTACATTAGGAAGAGTTTCGAAGTCGCAGAGAATGACGGTCTGAAACCGTTAAGCAAACAGATGCAGAAATCGTTAGTTTCTAACGCATTGTTTGAGGCCTTCTCTACTGAAGAAGATTCTTTGATGAAAGGAAAACTTTCAGAAGCAGTGTCCACGTTTGAAGCCGGTAACGGGTTCATTCCAGAGGACGTAATCGCTTACATGAAAGCAAAACATAAGATTGCAATTGTTTAGTTGCAACCGCATCGTTTCAGTCACAAAGCATTTAGGCGCATCGCTTGACAAAACAAATTTTTATCACTATGTTTAATCAAATCAGTTTAGCAGATTATGCAAGTCTTGGTGATGGTGCTCAAACCGCAGGAAATTATTCTGAGCAGGATGTCCAAGAGTTGTTAAAAGCGATGTCTGCCGGGGAGATTACAGGTAGGGAAACGACCAATCTTTTAGACGCTTCCGGAGCACCGTTGAAAGTTGAATCATTGGAGAACACGTTGAAGATCTTAACGAACACTCCTAAACATACACCGTTCTTCTACCGTATCGGTAAGAAACCGGCAACGAACACCGTAGAAGAGTACAACCAGTTGGTTAGTTACGGTGAATTAGACGGAGGCTTCACCTTAGAAGGTGAGTTACCGGAATCGGCTGACTCTATCTACAGGAGAAAAGCTCAATTCGTCAAGTACCTTGGAGTAGTAGGAGGTGTTACTCACCCGATGCAATTAGTAGAAACCGGTTCTGGTGTTTCCAACATGATTGCACAAGAGACGAAAAATAAGGTTGCTTTGATGACAAAGTTAATCGAAGGATACCTTCCTTTCGCAGACTCTCGTATCGTACCGGAGCACTTTAACGGTTTCTTCGCACAGCAAGAAATTGACGGAGACTGGATCTCTAAAGATGAGTATCAAGACTCAGAGAACGTGATCGACTTGAGAGGATCAGTATTGACTGATACCGCTATTGAGCAAGGATCTTTAGGGGTAGTGAACAACTACGGTATTGCCGACTTGATCATCTCCTCACCTCGTACCTTCTCCAACTTTGTTACCAAGTATCACAACAAGAAATGGATTCAACCGGTTATGCCGCAGGTACGTGACGGTGTTTTCGGTCAAAGGGTAAACGAGATCATCACTCAGAACGGTGCAGTGGAGATCATGCAGTCCAACTTCTTCAAGTTCTCACGTTTGAAGAGAACCAACACCTTGGCTACTTCTTCAAAAGCACCAGCCGCTCCTGTTGCAGATACCACTACTCCGGCAGCTGCAGTTTCTGACGCTACCGCACGTTTCGCAAACTTCACGGGTGATTACTACTACGCTGTTACTGCCCGTAACCGCTACGGAGAATCAGCCTTGACCTTGTTGTCATCCAACTTGGTAACTGTTGCCGCTGGTCAAGCAGTAGACTTGAAGTTCACTGCAGGAACAGGCGCTGCAAACGCTGCCACTGGATTCTGCATCTACCGCACGAAAGTAAACCCGAACGGTACTGCCGCTCAATCAGATTTCTATAAGATTTTCGAGGTTTCCACGAAAGACTTAACTTCTGGTTATGACGGTGCAGCCGCAGGCTTAGTACGTGACAAGAACCGGTTCTTGCCTGACTGTGATCAAGCGTTGCTTGTTGAATGGGACGCAGACCAAGTTTTAGCATGGAAGCAACTTGCTCCTATGATGAAGATGAACTTGGCTTTACTGGCACCGATCAGTAGGTTCATGGTATTGTGCTATGGAACCCCGATCCTGTACGCTCCTCGTAAGATCGTGCGTGTGATCAATATTGGTGACGTTATAGCCACGAATTAAATAACCTATGCTTAGGGGAAGTTGCGTTCTTCCCCTTTGCCTTTAAAAACAAAGATATGAGTCAGATTGCTATTTTTACTACTTTAGAACACAGGTTCAACCGGACTATCACCGTGGGACAAGGCTTTCAAGTACTGGTTAACAGTGAAGGAGAAGCGTTCGTGGATGAAAAGGTCGTTCCCTACGCCCTTAACGCTGGATTTGAGTTAAAGGATAAGAACGTTCAATTTCAGACCTTAGAACAGCAGGAACTCGCTAAGCAAATTGATGGTCTGCTGGAATCCGCCAGGGCACAAGCTGATGAAATCATCAGTAAGGCTCAAAAAGAGGCTGAAAAGATTATCAATGAGGCGAGAGGAAAAGCAGGACTTATTCTCGAGGAAAACCAAGTTGATGAGAAAGAAGAAGCCCGGAAAAATTTGCGTGAAAAAACAGTTGAAGAGTTGAAGGTGATCTTGATTGAATCCAAGGCTCCAGAAAGTGAATGGAAGAAGATCACGAAGAAAGACGACTTGATTGAGTACATCATGAAGATCTCTTTTTCTGAGTAAATAATAAATTTTTTGCAGTATGCGGTACACCCTAGGGATAAAGTACCGAAAGAATGGGGAGTCTGTCTTATCACCTAGTGAGATGCAGGCTCTTTATTTTTACGGTATCACGATACAAGACAGGTCCGGTACGGAACTGGGAAATGATGTTTACAGTTTTTTCTTGAAAGCTGCACAGTCTGAGATAGAAAAATACCTAGGCATCAAGTTGAAAAAGCAAGTCATACTTGAGAATCTAGATTTTTACGGAGATGAGTTCCGACAGTTCGGTTTTATCAGTACTACCTACCCAGTAGTGAAACCGTTTAGGCTAGTAGGGTTCTTAGGACAGGTGAAACAACTAGAATACCCGAAGCAATGGCTATGCTCAAGGCTGACTTCTGATATGGAAACTTTTTACAGGAGAATCTTCATTGTTCCCACTCAGTCAGCAGTAGTGGAAATGACTGGAGAATCTATGCTGTATTCAGGTGTGCTGCCTAATCTAGGGATGATGGGGTATAAGACTCTGCCTAACTACTGGAATGTAGAGTATTGCACGGGGTTTGAGAAGATACCGTTTGATATTATAGACGTGATAGGGAAACTTGCAGCGATAGGAATTTTCAACGTGGCGGGTGATATTGCGTTAGGACAGTCAGCGCTTGCCTCTTATTCTTTAAGTATTGATGGTCTCTCTCAAAGTATCTCAACAACGAACTCTGCCACTAATGCGGCATTCGGTGCCCGCATCATAAATTACCAGAAGGAGATTAAAGATTCTTTGTCTAAGTTAAAGACTTATTACAGGGGAATAGGTTGTACTTCCATGTAAAATAGGGTAGGTATGGAAAAGAAGATTGTAGAAACTAAAGCCTCATATCCAGGGGTACCTAGGGTAGATTTTCTCTACCCTGATTTTGATGCCTTGGTAGACAATAAGGGGTATGAAGTTATCTGGGAGAGGGCTATCCCTTGTCCTTGCTCAAAGAGAGTACAGCATCAATCCACTTGTAGGAACTGTGGGGGCTCAGGCTGGGTGTTCATAAATCCTACTCGTATTAAGGCCGTTTGCCAGTCCTTGAACAAGAATACTAGGTATAAAGACTGGAGTGTTGAGATGCTAGGCACTGCAGCGATAACGGTAAAATCCATGTTTCATTTGAATTTCATGGATAAGATCACGATTGAGAACTCTATTTCTCCCCAGTCGGAAGTATTGATAGCGAGAGAATGGAACGGGCAGTTGTACGCCTTCACCATATATCCGATATTAGAAGTTACTGACGTGTTCTTGTTTTTAGGCACTTCTGAACCCCTAAGACTTTTACAGAAGGGTATTGACTATACCTTTGAGTTAAATAGGATCGTGTTCTTTCCTAGTTCATGCGTTCGTGAAGGTAGTTCCGTTTCCGTGACGTATGAGCATAAGGTTCAGTACAACATTATAGATCTAAATCATGACATCAGGAACACGTTTATCTTAGACAATAAGTCTAGGGAGAACAACACTAATATGCCTATCGCTGCAATCATGAGAAGGGTTCATAACGTGATAGACGCACCGAACTTAACAGATGATAATTTAGTGAATAATTCCTACTTACCATGATAACGTTGGATCTTAGTGATTTCTTTAAGGAGTGGCAATTAACGATAGATCAAGCAGAATCTTTCGTTGATACCCTCTTGTCAGAAATCGGTGCTAGGTTCTCGGAAGAGTGGCATAATTTAGCGGGAAAGGAACTGAAGCAGACTCGTCAAGAATATCAGAGGGGGATATACGTTCAAAGACCTTCTTTCGATTCCGTGATCATAGGACTTGACGGTTGGTTGCCAAACGCTGTAGAACAAGGAATCATGCCTTTTGATATGAAAGAAGGATTCATGAATTCTTCAAAGCGTCACTTGAAGAAAGGTGGGGGCTGGTACTTAACAGTTCCATTTCGATTAGGGACACCTGGAATAGTAGGTGATTCAGGGATATTCTCATCCGTGATGCCTCAAGAAGTGTATGAAGTTGCGAAGAAGGAACTGAAGACTAGGAGATCTCTGCCTGCCGCCTCTTTGCCTCCTCAGTTTCAGGTGAAGGGTGTGAGGAGTGAGATACTGAATGAGAAAGGAGAACAGGTATTCCCTGCTTATCAGCATAAGAACCCTATTTATGAAGGCATGACGAAATCTAACAAGGAAGGACATTCACACTACATGACATTCAGGCGAGTTTCTGACAATTCAGATCCTAACTCATGGATTCATTCAGGGATAGTAGCTCATGATCTCTTACAGAAGACCCTTTCTTCTTTCAATGTTGAAGACATAGTTTCTAGGGTGAAAGAAGATTTCATAAAAACTTTAGATAAAGTTTAGTATAAGAAATATTTTTTGTATATTTATGGTGTTAAAGAATTTAACCAGTTAAATCAGTTAGAATTATGAATATAGGCGCACAGAAACGGATTAACGCAATCCTGCAAAACGTACAATCAGGTGTTTCACCTGAGTTTATCGAGAAAGGTAAAACTGCACAAGTAGGGGAGATCAGGGAGTGGAACGGTCAGAAGATGCAAAAGACCGTGAACGGTTGGATACCTGTTAAGGGGGGTACTGGGGGCAAAGGAGAACATCGTTTTGAAGACAAAGGCGGTGGTAAGTTTGAGTTGGAAATTCCTGGTAAGGGTGGTGCTCAGATTGCAGAAGGAAACGGGCAGTTTGAGGTGAAGGTATGGAATAAAGATTTCAAGTACCTGACTGATGATTCAAAACGCCATGTTTTCGATAGTAAGTCAGCCGCTGAAAGTTTCGCAAGAGAACTACTGAACAAGCAAATAAGTGGTACTTCTAGTAAGGAAGATCCACTCGCAAACCCAGTGAAAGAAAAAATGGGATCGAATGAAAAATCTTTGGTTCAGAAAATTTCTTCTGAGTTGAAAGAAGGGACATTTGATGAGAATTCCAAACTTGTCTCATTGATGGATAATGTTGACGGTGACGCACAGAACAAAGAGATAAAGAAAGAATTAGATAAGAAGGGCCTTGAAATGACTCAAAACGGTCGTACTATCACGATTAAGAAAAAGGCAACTTCACCGGAAGAAAAGAAACGGAGGAAGATCGAGGCAGACATTGCAGAGAAGAAGAAATGGATCACTCGGTGGGATGAGAGGAGTAAGAACGGTGCAGATGAGGAGGCTCGTTCTAGTGCGAAAGAACACGCTCAAAAGTTGAGGAACGAAGTAGCGGAACTTGAACAAAAGCTTTCTAGATAGTATGATCATTATACCAGAACAGATAATATTACAGGTCGTCAGGGGACTTCTCACGTTGATAGATGAGAAGTACCTCTACGCTGTTTTCGGTGACCTGCAATTGCCTGGTAATAATTATAACTACTTTGAGAATGCGAAAGAGATATTCTTGACACGTGATAATACCTCACCTAGGAAGATAGAGGCGAACCTTTTCTTTAACCGTAATCGTGCCTCCCTGCCTACTATTCATATTGGTTTGCCAGGTGAGGTACTAGGTGAAGGTAACGGAATAGGCTTTGACCCTAGCGAGGATTTCATGACTGAAACAGGGTTAGAAATACAAGAGTATTTCTCTCGTACTTACAACTCAAGGTATAACATGGTCTTCACTTCTAACAATACCTTTGAAGTACTGATAATGTACAATGTTATGAGATGCCTACTTCAGGGTAACGTTCAGGTCTTGGAGGAATCAGGGTTGAGAAATTGCAAGTTCTCAGGAAATGATTTAAATTTGAGTGATTACTTAACCCCGGAAATTTACGCTAGGGCGTTGTTCATTGATTGCATTTACGATATTAAAGCACCCTCCTTATCTTTGAGTAGGGGTGTGACGGATAGCTGGTGTAAGGGAACTATGATAATTTAATTATGGCAAAGAAAGAAATATTAGAATCGGAATTGACACGTGATCAGGCAATAGAGCATTTTCAGTTAAAGCCTGCGTACAAGTTTGTAGTGTCTAAACTGTTTGACCACAAGGAAGTTCATACCACTACCGTATGGGCTCGACTTTTCAAGGAGAAGAAAATAATCTATAACAAATAAACATTAGGGACATGAGTATTTCACATATTTTTAACGGAAAGGTAATTAGTTTACCAGGGGCCTATTCTGCAGTGAAAGCGGGATCGACTAACTACTACTCAACCTCATCCTACTCAAAGGTCTTAATCATCAACACAGACAAGGAGAACTCATTCGGTGGGGCAGTGAACGGTGAGCTGACGAAAGGGAAAGACGCCTTGTATAGGGTAAGAACACAAGCGGAAGCGAAATCATTGCTGAAAGCAGGACGGTTATATCAGATGGTGAAACCCCTATTTCAACCGTCACGTAAGTCTGGTACCAACGGTATCTCAGACCTTTATTACATCAACGCTTTGACAACTAAAGCTGCAGTCATGAAGCCTGAACTGACTTCTGGAGACGCAGAGTTGTCTATCCAATGCCTTGATGAGGGGCCGTCAGGAAACGGGAATGAGACATCCAAGGGAAGTGGTGTTTTGGCGACTGGGTACGCTTTGAAGATCATTTCAGGTGTACGTGACACTAGTAAATATATCATTCAAATCTGGCAAGGAACCTTCAAGGGTTTAGCAGAGGACGGCTACCCCTATGATGAAGTAGCGATAGAAGATTCAGTACCAGAATTGGTGTTTGAGTCTGCAGAGGTGGAATCAGTAGGGAAATTCGTTGAGTGGGCACAAGGTAACCCTACTTTTAATAACGGGTTTAGGATTAAGTCTTGGAAAGACGGTCAATTCCAAGAGGCCGATAAGAGCCATAATACCTTGGTTCTAGCTCATGATGGTACAGCGACTTACGCTGAGACAGATCTTGAGGCAGCTCTTGAGTACTTACAAGACCTTGATTTCAATGTCCTATTCTCCTTGAATATGACAGGGGAAGACGGTGCAGACACTATTAATGCTAGGTTCCAATACTTCATTCAAAACGAGGTAAGGGGAGAGAAATTCCTTGCGATAGCAGGAAAGAATGACCTAGTAACAGGAGGATTCACGGAGAATCAGGAAGAGGCTGCCAGTTGTAACTCAGATAGGGTATGGTTGATTCATGGTATTCCCCGGAAAAACTCAACGTTCGTGCCTGCTGGTTACCGCACGTTGACTCCCTTGTACTTAACAGCGTTACTAGTAGGACGACAAGTAGGACTTCCTCCTCAAGATTCTTTAACTTTCAAGGATATTGACATTGATGGACTGGAATTCCCGTTGAAATACAACCAAAAAGAAGACGCCTTGTCAGCAGGCCTCCTAACAGTCGCTTACGATGAGGACTTAGAAATTTTCTCTTGTATTCGTGGAGTGAACACGTTACAGAATAACGATTACATTCAGAACGCAGACGGTACTTCACCGTTAATCCAGTTGACTAGGATTGCGGCTCAGTTGAACACTGACATCTGTATCAATGCGAAGAGAAGGTTCTTCACGACTGAAGCAGGACCGAACAGGTCAAGTATCAGTACTCAGTATTTAGAGGACTGGGTAAGGGGACAACTTGAAGACAAGGTAGCGACTGAGAATAGGGACAACATCATTATTAGCTACTCGGACGTGTCAGTCACGAGGGAAGGAGATGCCTATTACGTGACTTACAAGTTTGAACCCAATAACGAGATTGGGTTCTTGTTCTTCACCGGTTTTTCAATCATTTAAAGTAGTTAGGATATGCAGCAAACATTTTCAGCACCTTTAGCTTCCATACAGATCAATGGGACAAAGGTAGGATATATCAGGGACCTGAACTTCACGGAGACAGTTCAGCGTGGAGAAATACAGGGGGTCGGGGAGTCAAAGCTTATCGAGGCTCCCGCCCTTGCTTTTAGAAACCAATTCACTGCGTCAGCATGGTTTATCTCATTGAAGTTGTTAGGCAACGTGAAGGACCCGTTCTGGCCTGTTGATGCGACAGACCCTAAAACGATGCTAAACACTATTCTCTTGAATGAGAACCCCGTTTCCATTCACATCTATAAGAAAACGAAGAACCAGGTAGATCAGACTACAGGACTGGTACTAGGGGACGTGAATTATGAGAGGGTTGCTATCATTCCAGACGCACTGGTGAATAGTAGGTCTTGGAACATCTCAGACGGTCAGGTCTCAGGGAAAACGATCAACGGGATCTATTTAACTCCGGTATTCTTAATCTAATAAAATATGAACGTAGTAACAAAATCGGTACAGATTCAGGGTAGGACGTACACGACATCTTACCCTACAGTCGGTCAAATGATCGACATTCAAGTAGTAGAAAAGCAACTGAGTAGAGGGACAGCGAAAGACCTCCTCATCAGTGGTATGGGGAAGGACATTGATGCCTACCTTTACATTACCACTTTCGCTCACATGAGTGTTCTTTTCCCTACCTTGAAAGGTGACGCAAAGGTCAAAACGCTGTTAGACCTCTCGTTGGAAGACTTCCAAGAATTAGTGGACGTGTACACGGATGAGATTCAACCGTGGTTGCAGGAGTGGGAAGAGAAAATAAAGGAACGACTTCAGAAAGCAACGAATGGAAAGAAACCGGAAGGAGAAACAACTGTCGATTGATGACGTAGAAGAACTTATCCTGGAATGGAACATACGCTTCCCTATTGATAGGTGGTGGAGAAAGACTCACGTAGTTTCCTTCAACTCAGCTTCTCATAGGGAAGTTTCTTTTATAGATATGTTCGTGGAATGGTTGGAAGATGATATGTTCAAGAGGTACGAGAAGGAGAAGAAAGAAGAGAACCCGTGGGATAAGTACACTCCTGGAGAACCTTGGTTGAAAGACGGACTGATTGATGAAGAAGAACAAGTGATGACAGATGAAGAGTTCTCAAAACTGAAATTAGAGTAGGCACACAATGAACGCAAATATAAGGTTTAACATAGAGGGTCTGCAAGAAGTCAGAGGTGGGATGGAAAGAGTCCTAGAGGTAACGATGCGTCAGGCGGACATACTTTCTAGGAGTAACGAGAAGACGATAGAATCCTTAAGGCAACAGATAGCACTGATTGATGAGAGGAACCGAAGGTTCTATGAGTTAGGCAACCCCTTAAATACACCAGGAGTACATACTACTATTCCAGGTGTCCCGTTTAACACGGGGGTAGGGACAGGTGACCGGCCTGATACTGAGCCTAGAGGAATAGACGCCTTAGTCCAACTGATCAGTGAGAAGGGTATCAAACTGGATGAGGCGACAATTAGGGCAATCAGGGGCGGTTATGACACTCCTAATAACCCTGAAGACAAACCTGCACCAGCTCCTCCTGCTGAAAGTCCAGACAGTGATCGAGCGTCTAGATTCTTGTCAGGATTTTTGCTTTCTAACATCATTAATCCTATTCGCCAGCGTGACCCGTTAAGTGCAGGTGCTACCGTTCTTGAAAACACGGGAATGGGGATGATGAACATGGGGAAAGGCTTAGGGATAGCTGGACTTATACTTACCGCACTCACTGGAGCGGGTAGGGGATTAGGACTTGACATCATTAGTGATATTGAACCTTACGCTGCACAGTCTGCTAGGATCTTCGGTGGTAGGACTAATGAGTACTTGGCAATGGGTAATGTTGAGTTAGACCCTTTCCGTAGGAATTTAGGGACTAATCCTTACATGAACCTAGGATACAATAGGTCTCAGGTATTACAGAATCAGATACTCGCTGCCACGTCCTTAGGAACACGTGATCAGGAGAATTTACGATCATTCCTTCAATTAAGAACTGCAACGTCCTTATCTGATTCAGACCTTCAATCTCTGAATAGGATCGGTAGGGGAGAAAGGAATTTCTCTTTAGAGAGATCAGTAGGTACTCTATTTGGGGGCATTAGGTCAACGGGCAGGACAGAAGAACAATCTTTGATAATGTTGCCTGAGTACCTGAAACTTCTCACTGATTTAGGGAAACAGCAAGTAGACCTTCTGGGAGAAGTGAATACAGGCGTAAACACTAGGATACTTTCTGCCTTTTCACGTGTATCACCCCGGTTGAACAACCCCGATGTCTTACGGGGTGTGGTGAATGACGTGTATAGGAACCTTCAAGGGGCAGTGAACCCTCAAGTAGAAGCACTTCAGTTTCGCTCACTACAGCGTGCCAGACCTGGTCAGTCTTTATGGGAATATGAGAAGATGAGGGAGAACCCTTTCTCAGAACAAAGTCAGAGGTACCTTCCTAATTTCCTTTCTGAATTACAGCAAATGTCAAACGGTACTGTAGAGGACTTCGCAAGGAATATCTCAGGAGCTTTGTTCGGTGGTAGTAGGAAACAAATTTCGGAAGACATAGCGAAGGCGTTTCAGTCAGGCAACTTCAACTTAGCGAGTAGTATAATTAGGGACAATAGGGAATTGACGGGTGAGGACTTGCAAAGAAGGGCTCTTGATGCCGTGAATAGATTCGATAAGTTGGCTGCTGTTTGGGAACAGGCGAAAATCGGAGATATTACCTCTTCTATTGATGCGTTAATCGAGATGTTAAGTACCAAGTTGGAATCTATTGATAAGACAGTAGGGGAGATTTCAGACTTCTGGAAAATAGCACAAGGTGGTCCAGAAGGATCACTTATCCTTTCTAAAAAATTGATGAACTTTTTCAAGGATTAAACGATATGGCAGAAAAACAGCCTCAACCTATTCAGTACCTTTTCACGGATCCTACCGTTAAAACTGTCGATGATCTCTTGCAGAAGCAAGATACCTTATTCAACGGTTATCAAGGTAAAAAAGAAGATTTCTTAAAGTATGATGGTGGTACAGGGAAAACGAATAAGGAAAGGATTGAAGAACAATATAATGATTTCGATGAAGATTTAGGGTATGAGGTAGGAACTGAGTACCTGAAACCTAACACGGTTTTACTCCTTGACCCTACCATAGTCAGGACTGATTTCATAGGGATTAAGGGAGACAATCAAGTGAATAACCTTTTTGATTTTAGTGCTTACTACGTTCAGGAATATGAAGAGTTGAAGAAGAACCCTCAGTATAGACCCACTTTACGTGTTATCAAAGGCGACACAGAGGTAGGGTATAGCAACTGTTACTTGAGTGTTTGGATTTATTCTCGTGCTTTCAACATGATTATAGATATGTCCGCCTACTGTATGTCTTTAGACGTGAATTCTATGCTGCAGGGGTCTAACTTCACTCTCATATTCCCTCTTTCCGCTCATCCTGGATTAGGAACCCGAAGGGCGAAGAAGAACAGGGAATCTAACGTTGATATAGTTTCCTTCCCCACTAAGTTGACTAAGTTTGCACAGAGGATCTCAACGAATGATATAGTCTGGATCAGGTTTGAGGAATTGCAAATGGAGAAGGACAGGGAAGAATTCTCTGGTTTGAAGCAGGTAGACAACAGTTCATTAGCAGGCAACGTTTATGATCTTATCGGTTTGGTAGACACGGTACAGCAAAGTTCTAAGGTATCGTCAGCGCAAGGAGTAGTAACGGTGACTGGTAGGGATCTTTCCAAACTCTTTCAAGACGATGAAGCCATATTTCAACCCCTCGCAACTATTTCAGATTCAGCCACAGGTAACATCATCATAGGGTCAACACAAGATGACGGTTTGATAAAGAGGAATTTCGTGTCTGGAGAGTACCCTATTCTTTTTTCTAAAGAGTTTCGTGATATAGAGACAACCATGCAGTTCTACATGAATCAGTTGTCTAACATAGGCCTTTTACCTGATGACATCAACGACACTTTCTTTGGTTCATACGTGAAGAATGGGAATGATCGAAGGAGTTATACCTACAGGGTGAAGGGGACGGAGGTTGAGAGGAAGTTAATGAGAGGTCTTTATCAGATCATTAAGTTACAGGTAGATCCTGCGGTGAAAAACATGAAGGTAGTAGACAGTTCAGTGTCTCAGCCTGAAGGATCTCTACTGACTCTATTCAACAAGTTATGTCAAGAACCCTTCGTGGAACTTTTACTCCATACCTATTCTGACGTGTATAACATTGTCGTTAGGAAGCCGCCTTTTGATAAAACCAGTTTACAGTCATTATTACCTCAAGAGAAAGGAGATAAGAAGGAAGAAGGTAACGGTGATATTGAGCAGTCATATCATAAAGAAACTCAAGAAGAATCAGGCTTTCAGGCCGGAGATCACCTGTTTAACTTACCTGCGTCTGATGTTGCCTCAGAAGAATTGATGTTTGAAGATAATTTCTACACGTGGTATAAGTGTGAGTTTAAGGGTAGGTTCATAGGACAGAACACGGTTTTGGCGCAAGTTCCTATCATATATTTCTCAGATTACGTGAATATTTGGGGGTCTAGGCAAATGCAAGTAAACTCAAACTACACGGTAGTAGGAGACGATGGGAAGATTGGAACTATAGAGAGTAAAGATCAAATCATCAGTGATATTCTTTACGTGATAGAATCGACTGCCTATTTGCCTTTCACACGTAAGGGGACGATAACCTTGAATAAAGGGGATAGGCGCATTAAACCAGGATCGTGGATTAGGTATAAGAAGACAGGGGAGTTGTTTTATGTTGAGGGGGTCATGAATCAAGTACAGGTAGGGATGACATCAGTCACACGTAGGACTACTTTGACGGTTTCCAGAGGGATGGTTGAGGATTTCGTGGTAGGCAAGACAATTAGGGGTACCCTGATGAGTTACTTTAACCTCATAGACCTTGAGAATATTAAGAATTCTTTGCGTCAGTTTATGACAGCAGAGAAGGCGGTGACTAAAGAAATTTTAGTGAATAAAGAAGTGTTTGAGTTCTTTTTATCCAGAGAACAATTCTTTGATAAAGAAGGACAAGTCTGGGCAGATGATCTTACTTTAAATGACTAGGGTATGCTGAATGATTTGAAGACATACGTTAAGGGCAACATCTCGGTAGGTATAGGATACATTATCGTGCCTCCAGATGTTGATAGGCAGAAATACATAGACACTTGTTATGCTAAGGAGACAGTCTCCATGTACCTTGATTTTGGTGGATTCAGCGTGAACAACGTTAGAATTTCAGTTGATGCCTTGAACTTGATTGAGTTTCCTAAAGAAGGTGAGGACTTTGGGAGTTGCGTTATTTTCTGCCTTCATCCTCAGAAAAAGTTCCCTATCGTTTTGTCAGTGATAAATAAGGATGAAGAATGTCTATCATTACATTATAAAGAGTTTAAGAGAACGAAATCTGAGGGACTTAATTCAGTCACGATCACGGGCAACGGTCAGAAGGGAAGTCTCCACGTTTCAGTGGAAGACATGGAAGGCCGAGGTGGTGAAATTTACGTGTCTTTGAATCAGAGAGACAGGAGTGGGAAGTTTACCGTGGAAGTTAAGGGTCAGATCTCATTAATCTCTGATGATCTTTACCTGTTCAATAAAAAGTTACAGCTTATAAATGAGACAACCTCTCTCTTAAGTAAAACGAAGATTTCCCTGGGGATTGATAATTATGAGCAAGCGGTGTTAGGGAACACTTTGAAAGATGAGATCTTGGATCCATTGATAAACGTGCTGAAACAGTTTAGGGTGCAAACAGCGATGGGGCCTTCAGGGATCCCTTTGCCTGACATCGTGCAGAGTTTACAGCAAATACAAGGTAAGTTAGTAAACATATTATCAGAAAAAGTAGAACTGGAATGACATTAGTTAAGGGGACGTTAGAGACAGGCTTCCGGGAGATATTCGATGAGAAGTACTCTTCTTTCAAGGGGTTTCCTGAGACGTTTGAAGAGGCAGTCCAAAGGTGGGCATCAGTAGTAGATTCTTACGGTTCAAAGGTGACACCTACTTCTACTTCTTCACCAGCAGCGAAGTCAGCTTTTATTTCCGTCTTGTCAACGATGAAGACAGTTAATGACTTAGACGTGTTAGACAAAGCGATAGTGGCTTACGGAGTTGCATTAGCACCAGGTATGCTTCCTGCTTTCACGGGAACACCTTCTCCTACAGAAGTAGGAGTGAAACAGGTTGAAACGATAGGGTTGAATAACGGTACTTCTGAGGCTTGTGCTAAGAAGTTAGCAGACCTTATTGACGCTTGGTTCAAGAAAGGAACTGCCGTGAATACTACCTCTGGTGCTACAATTTTTTGGAGTTAGTAAGGCATTCTCAAAAATAATTATTATATTTAAGGAGTAAAAGATATATCTTATGGTAGGAATCATAGAAATAAGTATAGGAGGCAAGTTAACCTCTGTTATTCAGGCGACCGAAGACGGTGACATCATTACCTTGAGGACTGATCAACCGTTGTTGGGGATGAGTTCTGCCTTGGAGATACAAGACACTACAGTCAATGAGACGGAAAATATATATTTTGAGAGGTGGTACCGTTGCACCCTTGACGGTTTGAACTGGGGTGAGTGGACTAGGTGGGAAAGAGGACAGGCTTTGCAAGGTCTGGAAGTAAAGAAGAACCACGTGTTCTTAATAGAATATAGGTATCATAGGGTAGGTAAATCTCCTCAAGTCTTGTACTTTAAGTCAGCGGAATTCCTTTTCATGTATGAAAAGCCAGCAGTACCTAAGATTTATGAAAAGATGTTCTATAAGAACTACTTCCCTTATCATAATCAAGATTCTATCAAGTACGCTATGAATATACTTGAGAAAGTATATAAGAGGGGGATCGTGCCTAGGTATTTAGAACGTGATCAGAACTTGAACTGGGATGATGAGGATTACATTAATTTCTGGTGGAGTGTCATATACTTGTACGCTCTGAATAGCACTTATTCTAAGGTTTTTGAAAACATACTGCATCATACGGATCTTTTAAAGAAATACGTTGAGCAGAGAGGGATCTACACGTCAGAAGACAATGACTTGGCAGAATTATTCTACCTTTGTAATTACCATTACGATGAGATCATGAAGAGAGGATCCCTATCAATATTTGACACGGATAGAGAACTCCCTCCTAATTATCAAGGAGACATCTTGATCAAAGGTGAATTAATGAGACTTTTAGGACTAACTTGGGAAGATGACATCATCAAGGCAGTTCTATCGTCTGAATCTCAAGGCTGGATAGTGGATTATAAGAGTCCCTTGTACGGGATTAATGATGTAGATATAAACTTCATCAAGGCGTATGAATCTACAGTAGGTATTACAGATCCTAGTCTGTACCCCGTCACTGGTACCGTCTCATACCTCCCTGTAGAGGTGAAAGGGAAACAAGTACCCGCCTTCAAGTTTTTAGGGTCCGTGAGCATGGACAACGGTTTAGGAGACATTAATCATGAGAATATAGACAAGGCAGTTTTAGTGAATTCTAAGTTGTCGTATAAGATGACCACCTGTATTGTCACGACCCAACCGAACACTAAGGTGAAGTTAGGAGTGAAGTTCTTCGATAGTATCAACGTTTCCACTACTAAATTCTTCACGGAGAGCAAAACGATCACCCTTCCTAAGGCTGGGGTGTATGAGATTGATTCTTACGTGTTCGGTGAAGACGTGGAGAATTTTAAACCTGATTTCAATATCGGGATAGGGAAGAATATGCAGTTTGACAATGATAGTTACATAAAGATGCTCCCTATCGTATCATGTGATAAGGATATGTATTTATGGAACTACAAGTATAGGGTATTAGTGAACATGGATTTCTTCATGGTGTACAGGGAAGAAATGCTTTTAGTAGTGGAGAAAAAGAGTTTGAGGTACACGGATGAGGAGATCGAGAAGATTATCAAAGAAACTCTGATCCCGTACTCAATGAACTTAAATTTGACAATAGTATGAAAAATGGTAATTTGGACTTCCAGGAGGGGTTATTCCTGGGTAAAGAGGAACTCGATAGGCAACAGGACTTCATGCAAGGGAACACACTCTCTATCCTGAAGAAGTTCGGTTCCAAAGGTTTGTTTGAGGTATTCCAGAAGTGGAACCTAACTATAGATAACACGAGGAAAACGATAACCTTGAACGGTCAGAAAGGAATTTTCGGTTTTGACACGCAAGAGAGGATCTTATTCTTCAATAGGCAAAAGACAGCACCACTAGGATTCACTGCCCCTACTACTATTTACGTGGGTTTGGAATTCATGGCAGAATCAGTGGAAGAAGGGACTATCTCCATACTTTCTGACGGTACGGTGAGTGGAGTAGGAACCGAGTTCACGAAGATTTTTAGGACGGGAGATAAGGCGAACCGGTTGATACTACTTGATGGTACGGATAGAATTTTCGGGATAGGGAACGTCTCAAGTGATACTTCAATGACGGTAGTAGGAGAGAATGTCACTAACATTGCTAACGTGAATTTCGGTGTAGTAGGAACTTTCTCACCCTACGTTATTTCTTCAGGGTTACCTTACTTGTATAATTCTTATAAGTTGGTTACCTCTTCTCAACCGTTCAATGAGACAACACAATTTCAGATAGGAACTATCACGTGGTCAGGATCTACTCCTACTTTTACTCCTAGTCAGAATGAGGATTCTAGACTGATCATTGCGTCTGAAGCGTCAGGAGTGAAGAAGGTTGAGTACATAGAGGACACGGGAGAACTTGTAATCACGAACATTACCGGGTCAACCGTTAAAACGACCCTGCCTATTCCAGAATTGGAACAGTACGTGACAGAGAATATTTCTCAAATGAATCAGAAGGTGTCGCAACTAGACCAAAATTTCACTCAGTTAAACCAAAATGTCAACACCTTAAGAGACGAAGTAGGAGAATTGAGTGATCAGATCGGAGAGATAGGAAGGAAGCTTGATACCATTAATGGAGAGGTAATATAATAAACTATGAGACTTTACTATACTGTTATTTCAAAAGAGGGCGATCCCCAACAGAAACCCACTCTATCACTGGGTGGGTTCTGCTCAAGTTCTCCCGTGCCTAATGAGTCGTTTGATAACCTGTTCTCTGAAATCACGGAGTACACGATTCAGAACAATGTCCCGCAATATATCGGTTTGATACTGAAAAACACTTTCGATCAAGAGGCAGATCAAGTTAAGTTGTGGATGGAGCAGGATCCTAACGATTACGGGAAATTTAGGGTAGGGGTAGTTAAACTGACTTCTAACGGTCAGATGGAGAATATCGTTTCTCCTTCGTCTAAGCCTGTTTACTCTGAGTTCTACGATGTTACAGGAGAAGAAGAGGCAATATCCATTCCTAACATGAAACCTGGAGAAATGTATGGTATCTGGGTAGAGAGAACCCTGAACGCTGATTCAGAGTATTTACAGAAAAGAACTCAGTGTGATTTCTTGTACGAGCATTTAAAGGATAAGCTTCCTACTGAGGAAGTGGTGAAAATGTGTATTGATTTTGAACTGATTTGATTATGCCACAGAGTAGAGAATTTCTTTTGCATTCTAACTTTGTCGTGAAGGAGAAGAATGGAGTGATGACGAGTATAGTCGATCCTTTAGACGGGTTCTCTATTCAGCCAGTTATCACGCAAGAAGACACGAAGGTAGTGGAGTACCTTGACACGGGACAAGGAGAACTTGTCATCAACACACGGGCTGAAAAGGACGATTATGTCTTTGACGTGAACGCAGACGGTCAGTTAATAGCGATTTCCCCTTATGACGTGGATTTAAGTATAAATGAAGTGGGGGAACTTGTTGCGAAAAAAATATAAGATTTATATTTGGATCTTGGAAATATAATTATTATATTTGCCTCATGAAAGATGAATTAAAACGAGTGTATTTGTTTTTCTTGAGGAAATTGTCTACTTTCAATGAACTTGAGTTTAACGAGAAAGATATTGACTCATTCTTGAGGAGACTGGGTAAGAAAATAGACCTAGTCCCCTTAGGTGAGCAGTTTGCTTGGGATTACGTTTCGTTTCAGTTTTGCTATTGGGGAGAGAAGAAACACATCAGGAGGAGGGGGCAGTACCCTTCTTCTTGGATCTTCGGGGAGAAGGCACTGAAAAGATGGGAAGAGAGGGGAGAAAATTGGTCTTTCTTCGTTGATGATTTTTTAGGTAGGATGGAGATAGCGAGACCTATGAAGTATTTCGGTGCAGATTTTAGTGAAGTTTGGGAAGAGGAAAGGAAACGTTTCTACAACACGGAGGAGGGGTACGTGAACTGCCTATTGAATTCTAAGTATGATCCTCATTCACTTTCATGTAACAGGTGTAAATTTAGTAAAACGTGTAGGGATGGAGAAAGGAATCTGTAAGGGTTGCGGAAAAGAGACATTCATTCAGAACAAGACGTTACAACTTTGCCCTGAATGTGTTTATAAGAAAAATCATGGAGGGAAGGACAGGATTCAAGTTTACAAAGAAAGGCAGGTGGCTAAACCCGTCAAGACTAAAAGGTACGTTTATAAACCGAAGGCAACAGGGGAGAGGGAAATGTTCCTTGAAATATGGGAAGAAAGAGAACACTTCTGCACTAATTGTGGTGTCTACTTGGGGGAAGTACCACACGCCTTCATGTTCGCACACGTTGAGGCGAAGAGTTTGAACGGTGGGAAGAAAAGGTTAGAAAAGGCAAACGTGAAATTGCATTGTGCAGAGTGTCACCACTGCCTAGACCATGGAAGTAAGGAAATGTATAATAAGAGAAAGGGACTATATGAACGCAGGGATAATTAAAGAATTGAGATTGGCATTTTTAAAATTAGGTATCGAATCAATTCCCACCTTTTTGGATGATTACTCACGTGGTCTACTTCCAGAAAGTGAACTTGAGGAACTATTGCTTGAGTGGAACACGGGGACAGGAGAAGAAGAAATGCAGGAGATGGAAGAAGCCTGTAGGAGGCCTAAAAGTGTCATTAAATACATTGAGATTTGTGGTAATTACTACTTGGCTCATAAGATTTCCTCTCTGGAAAAAGAGGAAAGGATAGATTATGAAACGGGAGATTATTATTACACGATACTCATGAATAGATCAGACAGTCACATAATAACTCATGCAAACACTGTCTTCAAGTTTGATACCGTGGAAGAACGTGATAAGGTATTCAGGCTGATAAATGATAAGCTTGCTATATTAGGGATAACCAAATTAAAATAATAGAAGGAAATGACGGAGAAAAAAGAGAAAACAGCTTCTTATACCTTGACAGGTTTAAGGGACTTCTTGAATAAGGAGTTTAAGGGTAGGAAGGTAAACGGTAAAGACTTCACGGTTTCTGATGTTCAGGCGTACATAAAGCGTGGGTACTTGCCTAGGTATTTAGGATCAATTGACATCGTGCCTTTTAAGTTGGAAACGGTACAAGGAGTTAAGTTGTATAGACTAATCGTTAGAAAGAAGAAAGAAGATGAGTTGGAAAAATAATTACGCTACGTTTGACTTGGAAACAGGAGGTCTGATCACGAAGAACAAGCCTCTTCCTCCAATCACTGAAATTGCTATCTGTGTCATGGATCCTGAGTTAAACGACACGGAGGAGTATACTTCCATGATAATACCCTACGTTGAAGAGAAGTTCTATGAGCAACCAGCGTTAAACGCTTCCCACATAACATTAGAAATGTGTCGAGAACAAGGGAAACCTTCTGATGTCGTGGCGAAAGAAGTTGAGGCATTCTTCAAGAAGCATTTCTACAAAGACGGGAAGACAAGTAGGAAACCGATCTTAGGGGGACATAACATAGACGCCTTTGACATCCCGATATTAGACAACTTCTTATCGTTGCATGGAGTAGACCTTGAGAAAATCACGAACTTGGATTTCACCATAGACACGATGAAGTGGGCACGCCAGACCTTTTCTAACCTATCAGGATACACGTTAGGGGACTGTCTCACGGAGGTTGGTATTGATCTTACTAACGCTCACCGGGCCTTGTTTGATACTAGGGCGAACCATAAGTTGGTGAGGTATTTCTTGGAGAACTTGAGGGGTAAAGGCGGGATAGGCCAGAAAGAAGAAAAACAGCGGTTTAGGACAGGATTCAGTTATGGATTTTAGAAAGGAGTAGTACACGTATGGATTTCTTAAATTCTTTGACTTTAACGGAAACCGAGATATTACTTGATCAGCAAAGGCAAATGATAAACACCCTTGATGATAAGTGCTTGGAGGAGCTGTTAAAGGGGTATGGTAGTGATACAGAGGCGTTGCTGGACGTGATGATGGAAGAAACGTTCAACGTTATTAACTTAAAGAGGTATGAAGGGAAATCCCTTCTAACTGATTTTCCAGCCATACAATCAGGGTTTGAGGAATTCCTTAGGGAGGAAAACTTAAATTACTTCGTGCATTCTGTCTTAACGGAGTTTGAGATGAACTGGCACAACGTGGAGTGGTTTTCCATGATTCAGTTGTATAGACTACTTTGCTTGATCGCTGCCCGTGACCATTCTAAGTCATTTTCATGCTCCTTCGCTTACCCTTTGTGGAGATTGTATAGGTATCATCGTGATACGGCTTTAAGGTCGTATCCATCTGATATTAAGTTCTATAAAGAAGGTATGCTTATCACGAATGAGTACAAACTGGCGAAGAAGTTAATTAAGAAGGTGAGGGAGGAAGCCGAGCAGAACCCTATACTTCGTGAGAGACTATTTCCTGGGTATAACACTTCAGGATGGGGGTCTGAATCGTTAGTATGTAAGAACGGGGCAGAAATGACCTTGTCTTCTTTCCGTACTTCAAACCGTGGACCTCACCCGGGTTGGATTATCTGTGATGATTTCTTGGACAAGTCAGCGATGTACTCAAAAGAGCAGAGGGATAAGTTCGTTGAGGTGTTTAACGCTGAGGTGATGAATATGCTCCTACCACAAGGACAATGTCTGGTAGTAGGAACTCCTTTCCATGAGAAAGACCTTTACGCAACACTTAAAGAAGACCCCCAGTGGGCAGTTTTTGAGTATCCAGCTGTTTTCCCTGACGGTCATCTCCTTTGGAGGAATAGGTATGACTTCGAGGCTTTGAAGAATAAGAGAATTTCTCTGGGATCAATGATTTTCTCAAGAGAAATCTTGGTGAGGCCGATCTCAGACAGTACTTCTATTTTCCCGTGGGAAATTTTAAATAAGGCCTTCATCAACATGAAGGATTTCAGGTTGGTAGAAAACCGTATGTCTTATCCCGTTCCCATGGTGAAGGTATCAATAGGTGTTGACCTTGCCCTATCAGCGAACACGGGGGCGGACTATACCGTTATGATCGTTTTGGGGCAAGACTCCTTAGGGTTAATCCACTTGATGAACTTGACCAGGCTTCATGGTGCATCGTATAATGAGCAGATAGCTACTTTGCAAAGGTTAAACTCTGCCTTCATGCCTGATAACATCATCATGGAGGTGAACGGGTTCCAAAGGGTGATGTCTGAGTTGGCGCAAGAAGCAGGGATCACGAATATAATTCAGGAGACAACGACTGCACACACGAAGAAAGACTTATATGAAGGTCTGCCTTCCTTGGCTGTTACTTTTGAGAGAGGTATTTACCGTTTCCCCCGTGGTGATGAGAACTCAATAGAGAAAACGAACCTCCTCTGCTCTGAGTTGAACTCAATAGCTTTCGATGACACGAAGGGAACTCTTGAATCAGTATCAGAGCATGATGACACGGGAATGGCCTTCCTTTTCGCAAACAAAGGCTTGAAATATATTAACAACACGTTTAGAATAAGTACAGTAGGTAGTTAAAATCGGTAAAATGGCACAAAATTACGAGCAATTTTCTTCGCATTTCTTGGACGAAGTTTTCAAGTTATGCCTACTTAAAAAAGATATTTGTGAGGTTGTCTGCACGCATTTAGAGTATAGTTATATCCCTGTTGACATGAAGGGGTATAAGATAATACTTAAGGCAATTAAGGAGTATTTCGGTAGTACTGGTAAACTCCCTTCTATCGGTATGCTGACACAGAACAACCAGAAACCTGAGGTATATGAGATCCTTGACCGTGTTGTCAACATGAAGATACCGGATAAGGAAGAGGTGTTAGGCACCTTGGAGGAGTACATAAAGAGGGTAAGGTTTCAGAAGTTGTACTCTGACATAGCGGAAATGTACAACAACGGAGACCAGAAAGGAGCGATAGAACTTCAGGCCAAAGAATCACAAGAGATAGTCAATTTCTCTGTTAAAAATGATTCTTCTTACCTACAGGATGTCTTTGAAGGTTTCTATGAGAGAGATGAAGAGAGATTCATTAAATCTCAGGATTCTGACAATAAGATAAGGAAGATACCTTTCGGTATAGACCTTTTAGATAGACTGACACACGGAGGCTCTTGCCCCGATATAGGGGAGATAGACTGTTTTCTAGGTAGATCAGGATCAGGAAAGACGAAGTATCTAAGGTGGAGGGGCGTGTCAGCGGCAAGGTTCGGTTATAAGGTCTTGCATATTCAGGCAGAAGGAACAGCTCAAGAATGTATGTTAGGATATGACGCAACCTGGACTGCCTTGTTAAAGAGAGATCTCAGGAATGGGTCTATCGACCCTGAGATGATGAAGAAGTTGGACAAGGTGATTAAGGATATTAGGCAGAGAGGAGGTATGATCAAGGTTCATGCTTATGAGGAGTTCGGGACAGCTTCGATGAAGGACGTTAGAAATTGGGCACTTGATTTCCTTAAGATGTACGGGTCCTTACCTGACCTAATCATACTTGACTACTTGGAACTTTTTGACCCTGGAGACGGTAGGAGGTATTCTGCATCAATGGAAGGTGAAAAGTTGAGGCGAGAGGCATCTGCGAGAGCCTTTAAAAATATCTGCAATGAGTTGAAGTGTTCAGGAGCGACAGCCTCACAAGTGAATGACATATCACCACAAGATTTCAATAGGGTAGATTGGTACATGACCAGGCACAACGTGGCAATGGCAAAAGGGCTGGTAGACCCCTTCTCCTATTTTCTCACTTGGAACGTCAGTAGTGATGAGTACAATAAGAATTTAGGCAGACTATACGTTGACAAGGCTAGGGATTACCGTGGTAATACTCTGATAAGAATGGCCACTAATTACGATCATGATAGGTTCTACGATAGGAGTACTACGATAAAATTATACCCAGAAGATTATGAAGGTAAGTAGAGAAAGGCTGATTCAGGAGTTTAACCTTCGCCCTTTCGGTGCGAAAGGCTGGATGAATAATAAAAATCTTTCCTGCCCGTTCTGTGGTGGTGGAGGAGATAAGTTCGGTATTTACTTGAATGATCGTGGGTCAGGGAGTTTTCATTGCATGAGGTGTGATCAGAAGGGATCAATCTTCAAGTTCTTGAAGAAGATAGGGAGAATGGATTTGCTCCTGATGACAGAAGACGAAGACTTCACGTTTAAAGATCAATTAGAAAACTTCCTCGTTGAATCGAGACTTGAAGATAAGGACTTAGAATTACCAGAAATAAGCAAGCCGGTAGGCTTTAAACCGATCATGAGTGATGAGTACCTGGAAGGAAGAGGGTGGACTCCTTCTCAATTTGAACAATTTCATGTAGGTACTACTATTGAGCCTACGTTGAAGGATAAGATTACCTTCCTCTTATATGAAGAAGGGAGATTAGTAGGTTACCTTTCACGGAGTAAAAAATCGAAGGAGTGGCATAAAGAAAATCTTGAAAAGGCGAAGAAGGGTCTTTGCAAGTTAGTATTGAGGTATGACAACTCGAAAGGGACAGAGTTTGAGAAAATAGTAGGAGGCTTGGATGAGATAGTGGAGGGGGAGACAGTTACCGTTATTCTAGTAGAAGGTATCATGGACAAGGCGAACACGGATAAGGTTCTAGGACTGAACGATCAGAAGGAAGTCAAATGCTGTTTCACCTTCGGGTGTAAGTTATCAGACGAGCAAATGCTGAAGATCTTTAAGAAAGGGGTACAGAAAATTATTCTCCTTTACGATTCAGAGACAATCCAACAGGTTAAATCAACGTCATTAAAAATGACGAAATTTTTTGAGGTATTAATCGGAGAAATTATTATCTTTAAAGATCCTAAGAATAAAGGAGAAGGCATAAAGGATCCAGGGGAGATGAACCTGGAAGACTTTGAAGAAGTCTTCTCTAACTTGAAGGATCCTTTTGATTATTTCGTGAATAGGGTAGCGACTACTAATTTGAAGTAAAGATGAACGGTAAATTTAAAACTAGGGAACTCCCCTTTAAAGAATTTTTTGAGAACTTGCAACGTGAGTACATCGTTGCAGAATTGAGGTATAAGATTTATCCTTCTGAGAGAGACAAGAAGTATTATAAGGAAAGGGAGATGGAAGGAAAGAAAAAGTGTATCATAGACATTGCGATGAGGAATAACTTTGAGAGCATTTTTTCTTCCGTGACACTTCATGATAAACTCCACGGTGAGATTTACGGTGAGTGTGGACTTCCTAATTTTATTTACAGGAATAATCAAGACAGGCTGAAACGTAGGAAAACTGACATCATTAACTATTTCCGTAGAGGGTCAGAAGTTTCTGTTATCATGGATGACTTGTCTGTTGAGAAGGGTAGAACCATTTACACGGACTTAAGTAAATCTTTGGTTCTGGTAGAAGTTTGCGGTGAGCAAAAATATTATTCTTTTAATAAAGTTACAAGAATTCTTTGAAATCACATATAATTTTTATATTTTTACAGTCTAAAAGAGAGACAAATGGTAATAAGAAAATTATTCAAATTTGAGGCAGCCCACATAGTGCGGAACTGTTCCTCTGAACGGTGTAAATATTCTATTCACGGTCACAGTTTTAAAGTAGAAGTGTTCTTGACTTCACGGGGACTTGATAGAGGTGGAATGGTTCTTGACTTCGGACTCTTGAAAAGAGAAGTAGGCATGGTTCTAGATGCCTTCGATCACTCAACGTTAGTATGGGATCGTGATAATAAGGAGTATATTGACGCAGTTTCTAAGTTTTCAGAACGTGTGATCATGATGCCTTTTACTCCTTCGGCAGAAAGTCTTAGTATCCTACTTTTTATGCTCATTGATTCAGTACTGAAAAACACGGTATTCAAGAATGGAGAAAAGATGGTAAAACTGAAATCAGTGAGGGTATGGGAGACAGAGACCGGATGGGCAGAGGCAGATTCTTTCGATGTTCAAGGATATAATGATCCTCAAGGACTTCTTAAAAGGTTCGTGCCTTCTTCTTCTATTATAGAAGAATCATGGGGAGATCGTGGCCTTATCCAGGAGATCATGGAAGGTAAGAAATATTATATGCCAGAAGCAGAACAACAAGTAAAATTAGATTGATTATGTCATTGAGATTGATAAAACCAGGACAAGTGCCTTCTGAAGGTGAGGCACCTTCACAAGGAAGATACTTAGAAGTGTCTGAACTGTTTCGTGAAACGATTCAAGGAGAAGGACGGTGGATAGGGCATCCCGCGACCTTCTTACGACTTGCAGGATGCAACGTGAATTGCTCTTTCTGTGATTCGAAGTTGATCTGGAAGAAATCACAGAAGTATTCTTTTAGGGAGATATTCTCACTTCTTGAGGAAGGTGGTGCTATTGAGGCGTTTAAAGGAGGTGAACATCTAGTTATCACGGGAGGAAACCCCCTCTTACAAATGAGTAGTCTAGAAGTTTTTCTTAAGGACTTTCATAGTAGGTACGGTTTTTTACCTTTCATAGAACTTGAAACAGAGGGAACGATCGTCCCTTCCGCTCTCATGATGACACTTGTTGACACGATAAATTGCTCACCTAAATTGAGTAATTCGGGAGTGGATAAAGAAATAAGAATGAACCTTTGTGCGATAAGTAAGATTAGTAGTCATAAAGATTCTTACTTTAAGTTTGTCATAGGCAAAGAAGAAGACTGGGAAGAAGTAGAAGAAACTTTCATGAAGTTTATTAAGCATCCTAGTCGTGTTTACTTGATGCCGGAGGCAGCGACCAGAGAAGAATTGGAGAAAAAGAGAGAAATGGTGATTAACTTGGCGATTAAGAAAGGCGTGAATTTCACCGATAGATTGCAAGTTACAGTATGGGACACTAAAACAGGGGTATAATTATGAAGGCAATAAAATCAGGCCAGTCATTCAACGGTGAGATGGATGACGAGGAAATGGAAATAAGGAGACAACGGGCAGAGAAATGCTATAAAGATTTTCTTTATGCCTTGGGGTATGACTTGTGTGAAGACCCCAATATGGAAGACACTCCCAGGAGGGTAGTGAAAATGTTAATGAAGGAAACGTGTAAGGGTACTTACCTTAAAGAGCCTAAGGTTACTACTTTCCCTTCTGATTACACGGGAATCGTGTTTGAGGGTGACATTGACGTGAAATCACTTTGTTCTCACCACATGATGCCTTTCTTCGGTAAGGCGTACATAGCTTACATCCCTCAAGGTGAAGTGATAGGTCTATCGAAGTTGAACCGTATAGTAGACTGGTTTTCAAGACGTCCTCAGTTGCAAGAGCAACTGACACAGCAAATCCATGACTACCTGCAAAAGGTCCTCCCTAACAATCAAGGTATAGCCATTTTCATTGAGGCGAACCATACTTGTGTCTCATTAAGGGGTATTGAACATCATTCAGTGATGAAAACTAGTAAACTTTCTGGAGCGTTCCTTGATAACACGGATAAATCCAGGGAGGAATTCTTTCAAATGATAAAAAGGGGCTGATATGATAGATTTTTTAATGAAGCCTACAGTGGGAGAAAATAATAAATTTTATTATGTCTATAAAATATCATGTTTACTCCCTGAAAAACCCTATTATTATCTAGGAAAGCATGAAACATTCAACTTGGATGATAATTATATGGGGAGTGGAGTAGTTATAAATAGATTTTATAAGGAACATGGTATTGAAAATTTTAAAAAGGAAATTATAGGGTTTTTCAAAAATTCAGAAGAACTCCTCCAAGGAGAAGAAGAATTAATCGGTGAGCTTTATAAAAATGACCCCTGGTGCTTAAACTTATGTGGTGGTGGTAAGGGAACTTCTGGTAAAAATCATAGTAAGGAAACCAGAAAGAAAATTTCAGAAGCTAATAAGGGTAAATTAATAGGAGATAAAAACCCTATGAAAAGAACAGAGGTTAAAGAAAAACACCTGAAAAAAATACGAACTGAAGAATATAGGAAGTCTATATCTGAGTCAAATAAGAAGGCATGGAATAAACTCTCGGTTCGAAGAAAAATGGAACAGAGAACTGTTTCTGAAAAATCTAGAGAAAAGATGTCTGAATCTCAAAAGGGGAAGAGACTAGGGGGATTAAACCCAGCAAAAAGGGAAGAAACTCGTTGTAAGTTAAGGAAAGCTTGGTTAATGAGAAAATTAAGGAGAGAAACTGAGGGAGAAAATGATTTATCACAAGAGTATTCTAAATTAGCATTGGAAATTATTCTTTATGATGATGAAATGATGACTCCTCTCTTTTCAAAACTATCTTATTTGTGTTTAGGATTAACAGGAGAAACCGGAGAATTATGTGATAAATTTAAGAAGATAGTAAGGGATGATAGATGCCATGTAACTCCTAAGAATCTTTACTTATTGAAGTCAGAAATTGCTGATATTCTTTGGTATCTAACTGCTATAACTAATGAGTTAGGATCTTCACTATCTGAGATTATGGACATAAGTTTGGATAAGATTCAAGATAGAATCAACCGTGATCAACTGCAAGGATCAGGTGACGAAAGGTAAAATTTTTTGAAAAATAGTAGTGAAAAATTTTGCAGTTAGACATATAATTTTTATATTTGTATATCGAAATAAGTCAAATAGATAAGATCAAAGATCATGAAAAAGTATTACTTAGAAGGAAAGGAAATCACGGAACAGGAAGCGAAGGAGATAATCGCTCAAAACGAAGAATACATGAAGAGTGATGATTTAACAGTTTGGGCAAAATGCCAGTTCATAACAGTAGTAAACCTTTAATAAGTAAAACAGATGATCATATCATTATCAGGAACTCATTGCACGGGGAAAACGACCTTAGTAAAGGCTATGATGGAAGACCCTCAGTTGAAGGAAGATTGCTCTTTCATCAACGCCTCAGGCAAAGACACAGCGAAGTACGGTTTATCAATCAACGAGGACGGTGACGCCTTGTCTCAAGTGTTTTTCGCAACACGTCAGTTAACCCGACTTATTGAGAACAGGAACGAGAAGAAGCATCTTATCTGTGATCGCTCGATACTTGACGTGGTAGTTTATTCTAGGTACTTAGGGAGACAAGGTAAGATAGGTCTTGAGACTATTAAACTAGTGGAGGAACTGAACGCAATAGAGAGTCAACTCATGGACGCCTATTTCATTCTAGAACCGTCATTCGGTTTGGTAGAGGAGAAGGACCGTTCCATGAACGAGAAGTTCCAGAAGGACATTCAGTCTCTATTCACCTATACTTGCTCGTTTTTGCCTGAAGGCATGAAGGAAGGAACTGCAATTAAATACCTACCTTCTGATTTGCAGAGTAGGATGAGTTTAATAAAGAATTTTTTAGGTTATTAATTTTAAAGAAACATCGTTATGGAAGTGGCAACTATTAAAAGAATGGCGACTGTCATGATTAAGTTCAAGATTGAGAAAGGCCAGTTTAGTGAAGAAGACAAAAAGGTAGCAATCCAGGTATTGAAACAGAGAGGGCAGGACGTTTCAAAATGGGAAACAGGAGAAGTGAAGGAAGAACAACCTGCAGATATGCCGGGTGAAACTCAAGAAATGAGGACTTGTCAGGATGCACCGGAAGAGGAAAATGAGGGAGAATCACAGTCTACGAAGTTAGACCCGAAGACAGTGGAAATCGTTGATAAAGCGATCGAGGAAATCTGTGAGTGTGAGTATGACGATATTAAGTTGAAGGCCGGGGACTTGATGGGTGATGATCCTAAGGAGACAGAAGACCTCACGAAGGAACAGGTAGAAGGGTTCTTGGAACTCGCCAAGGAGTTGAAGAAGAGAAATGAGGAAAAGAAGGCAGAGAAGAAAGGGAAAACGAAAGTTAAGGAATCGGTAAAGAAAGAAGAGAAAATAGCAGACCCGACAGAGAAACCGGTAGAATCTGTAGAAGAAAAACCGAAAGTGGAGAAAAAGGCAGAAGCTACACCGAGAAAGGTGGCAGCTATCCCTCAACCTACTGAAGAGGAACTGAAGGCTATTTTCAGTGTTCAGTCACAGAAGAAGATTGATCAGGTGTTGGAAATCTTGAAGAACGGTACTCAAAAGAAACGTGTCATCATTGACCTATGGGATTTAGGACTTGATAAGTCAGAGATCGTGAACTTGAAAGTAGCAGACCCGACATACACCTATGACTTGATTCGGGCACAGCAGAAAATATCAGAACAAGTAAAGGACTTAAAGAAATGATAGTCGCTCATGAAGCTCCTCTTCACCTTATGGACTGGGTGAGGAGGCGCACTGATTACGATTACGCTTTAGTTCACCTGTTTGAGGACCCTGCTCACGGTAAAGAGTACTACGATTTTTTCGTTGATTCATTGAACATGGGTAGAACCGTTATACTTGATAACTCTATCTTTGAGTTAGGCAAGGCTTTTGATATGGAAAAGTTCTTGGAATGGGTCGTTCAACTGAGACCTACTGAGTACATCATACCAGATGTACTTGATGACATGGAGGGGACCTTGGAAAACGTGGAGAAATGGAGGAAACTCAGTTCCGGTTACAAGTTGGATAGAACTTCAATAGGAGTAGTACAAGGCAAGACGTTCGGTGACATGATGGAATGTTACAAGGGTCTCTTACCCTATTGTGATAAGATAGCTATCTCTTTTAACTGTGAAGCCTATTCTGAATATTTCAATCAGAAGGGTATTTGGTTACCGAAAGAGCACGTTTGGATGTACGGTAGGATTCAGTTCTTGAACCTCTTAATGAGAGAACGGTTCTTCGATCCTAACGTTCCTATTCACCTTTTAGGGCTGGCGTTGCCTCAAGAATTACTCTACTACAGGTATTGCACGTCTATTAAGTCCGTGGATTCTTCTTCACCTATCATGCACGGTTTAGAAGGCATTACCTACGGTAGTTACGGTTTAGATAGCAAAGTTCCAAAACCCGTGAAAGATGTCATGTGGACTGATAACGTGAGTCCAGAACAGTTGGCTGTTATACGTGAAAATATGAAGATTTTTAGAACATTTATTGAATAAATTATGGTAGCACAAGGAGAAAATAATGATAGAGTTTTAGGGAAGAAGGTAGAAAATAAGTTCGTGTATGATCCTTCCCTGCTGAGAAAGGAAGCGAGGTTAGACAACCGAAAGAATATAATAGGCTCTCGTTTTTCTATGCCGTTTTTCGGGATGGATATCTGGCATTGCTATGAAGTTTCTTGGTTAGACCCTTGTGGTAAACCACAGAATTTCATCTTGAAGATCTGTTATCCAGCCTCCTCTGAGTATATCGTTGAGAGCAAATCTTTGAAACTGTACCTTAACTCCCTTAACCAAACTATGTTCGTCTCACCTATGAGTGTCCTTAAGGTGGTTGGGGATGACCTCACTAAATTACTCGAGTGTCATGTTGTTGTGTCTGCTTTCCCGTTGAGCTATAACATGAGCAATCTCCTTTTAAGTGATTCAAGGTACCCACTTCTTGAGAACTTGATCTCTAAAGAAGTCACTATCAATGAGTTTGAAAAGGAGAATCCAGGCCTTCTTGATAGAAAGCCTTCTAATGAGCCTTTCTTCGTGCATAGTACTTCACTTAGAAGTAGGTGCAAGGTGACTGGACAACCAGATTGGGGAGACCTTTTCATCTACATGAAAGGAGGAGATGTGCCCACTTTTGATTCATTGTATAAGTACATCATCTCTTTGAGGAATGAGTGCCATTTCCATGAAGAGATAGTGGAAACCGTGTACATGAGACTGCTTGAGACGTTCCATCCTAGAGATTTAGGCGTTTTCGCTTGTTACACGAGAAGGGGTGGTATAGACATTAATCCTATGAGGGCTTCTGATATTTCTGTCTTGAACCTCCTTTCTTTGAGATTACTTTCTCCTGATCAGTTATCACTTAGAACAATACGGCAGTAATGTATCAGAAGGATTCTACTACTAAAATAAGAGGATACGTGGAAGAATTGAAGGAAGATATGCTAGTCGTCCTTCCTTCTTTCACTACCCATTTCTCCTGCCCGTTTCACTGTGGTGGATGCTGCCTTGATTTCACGTTAGACCTCCTCCCTAAAGAGTATGAGAGGATGAAGAAGACGGATCCAGGGAATTCTTTACTTTTTGAGAGACGGTTGATTGACACTGATAGGAAGGAGAAGGCTGAAGTTTACACTCATAAGAACACGGAGGGTAAGAGGTGTGATTGTTACCACAGTGGTGGTTGCGTGATTCATGAGAATCGACCTTTTTCTTGCCGTTTTGAGTTGAATAAGGTCCGGAAGTTGAAAGAGTTTGACCTCAAGGAGTTTTCCTACACGTGCTTAGGGAAGGCAGAGTACCGAGACAAGGCGAGTATGACATCAGAGTTAGGGGGACCTATTAAGTGTAAGATGGGGACTTGCCATGATCGTACCTTGGAAGATCAAGAAGATGACTTGATGTCATTGATAAAGTTGCAGTCCTGGTATGAGTTATTCACGGGTGAGGAGAATAAGAACTTGAAAGTATTGACTGATTTACTCTGTAGGTATCATGAGCAAGAACGGCTTTTCATACTGGATCAAGCCTTGATAATTTACGGGGATTTAATTATGACAGAAGAAGAAGCGGAGGCTATATTATGAAAAGAGCTATATTGAGTTGGTCAGGTGGATTAGATTCAACCTGCCTATTGTTACACCTTCTAGCGGAAGGGTACATGGTTAAAACTTATTCATTCAAGTACGGGCAGAAGCATTCTATCGAGTTGCAAAAGGTGAAGGAGAACTTTAAACTTTTTCAATCGAAAGGCTTTTTAGTGACGCATCAAGTGATAGACTTGACTGATTGCTTTGATACCTCCGTTTCTTCTCTTTCCTCTCACGGTGCAGAAATCCCCAAAGGAGATTACAAGGATGAGAACATGAAGTCAACGGTAGTTGAGAATAGAAACGTGATCTTCGCTTCCATCCTTTACGGGAAAGCACTATCATGGGCGAAACTTGACAGAGGTCCAGTGACTATCTTCTTAGGGTTACACTCAGGTGATCACACGATTTACCCAGATTGTACTGAGGAATCACGCCTAGCGTGTGAACACGCTTTCAAGGTGTCCAACTGGGATTCTGACTTGATTGATTATCAGGCGCCCTTTAATCACCTTGACAAGGCAGGTGTTTTAGAGAAGGGATCTGAAAGTATGTGGAAGTTAGGCTTGACGCCTGGTGAGTCAATAGGGGTACTTAAGAATACTCATACTTGTTATTCTCCTGATGCAGAAGGGCGGTCCTGTGGTGAATGTGGTAGTTGCAGGGAAAGACTGGAAGCGTTTGAAAAGAATCAACTGAAAGACCCGATAGAATATGTACGTTAGTTTTGAGAAGTGGTGCGAGGACAACAACTTGGTACCACTTGATTTAGGCGATAACGTGTATCAGTTTGGAGATAAGAAGTACCTACTGATACAGGAGAAGGACGGACTCATGTTTGATGAGAAGTTTCACTTCCTCCTAGATTTCGATGAAGAGATACAGGTGAAAGAGGTCGATAGAGTCATGTTTCCTTGGGGAAGGAAATACTATTACTGTCCTGTTAAAAAATTGAGAGAGGTTGAGATTATACCGTTAAAATATTTAGGTGAGTGCAGTTTGACAACTCCTAATTTACCGTTTTTAGGCGTGCATGGAGAGTATGAGATAGAGAACGGTAGTCGGGACTATTCAGACTGGTGCCTGAAGGGTAAATTCTTGAAGACACCTACGATGGGCATCTGTGAGAAGAACACCTTAGGCGGTTCCATATCGTTTCAGATAGCGTGTCAAGACGAAGGTATCAAGTCGATATTAGGGGAAACGGTGACGGTGTTAATTGATGATGACACCTTAGTAGACCTTAAACTTTACGCAACCTGTAAGAAGGGATGGGAGAACTTGTTGCTAGTAAACTGTGAGATCAACGTCAATAACCCTTCTCAGTATATCACGGAAGAACGCCTTCTTGAATTAACAGAAGGACTTGTCTGCGTTTTCCCTCCTGCGTCATACCCTTACGATCAAGACAGGGTAGAGATGTACATGGACTATTTCAAGGACGGTTGCTACTTTCAGTTGGATAGCGTGGAGTACACGAACGATGAGTCAGACAAGGATTTCCTCCTCAACACCCTCGCCTACATGAAAGACGGTAGGATTCAGCCTATACTCATAACAGATGCCTACTACTTGGACGCTGATGATCACATCATAAAGCCTATTCTTAACTCTTTGCTGAAGGTCAGGGAGAAGGCTTCCGTGAACCAATTCTTCAAAGATGACTTGACGATCATGGAAGAGTTGGACCCGTTGATTAAGGGGGAGAAGGCGGAGGATATGCTGGTGATGGCAATTGCCAACCTTGAAGAAGTGGCAGAAAAGTGTAACTACCAGATCCCTACAGGAGTGTTCCACCTACCGAGGTATCAGATGAACCCTGATGAGGCAGAACTTTACGAGACTCCAGAAGACCTATTCTACGCATTGATCCAGGAGGGTTTGGAAAAGAAAGTGATAGACAAGGGGAAAGAAGTTGATCAGTACTTGGATCGGTTAGACACTGAGATGAAGGTAATCCAGAAAGGAGGGTTCATTGATTATTTCTTGATCTTGTGGGACGTTGTGAATTTCTGCAAGAAGAATGACATATTAGTAGGACTGGGTCGAGGATGTTTCTTACCTGATTCTATGGTACTAATGTCTGATGGAACACAAGTTCCTATTCAAGAAGTTGAAGTAGGCAGGAAGGTAAAAAATTATTTTGAGGGTGAATCATTAGTTACAGATATCTTTAGGTATGAAATAGAAGAGGAAATAGTAGAACTAGAATTTGAAAATGGGAAGAAGATTTCTTGCACTAAGGATCATAAAATTTATACCTCTAATAAGGGGTGGGTAGAGGCAGATGAACTTACTGAGGATGATAATATAATTTTTGTAAATTGAATTATTATTTTTATCTTTGAGAAAAAACATCCTGCAGCTATGATTATCTATAAAGTAACTAATAAGATTAATGGTAAGGTTTACATAGGGAAGACTAAGTATACCCTTAATGATAGAAAGTCTCAACATTTTTCTGAATGTAAGTTATACAATACTCATAATAAGTTTCATAATGCCTTAAGGAAGTATGAAAGGAGAAATTTTGAATGGGAAATTATTGATAGAGCTTCTACTGAAGAGGAATTAAATTCTAAGGAAATTTTCTGGATTAGAGAATTAGACTGTATAAATAAGGGGTATAATATTAGTAAGGGAGGAAACGGGGGTGACAACCTCAGCAATAATCCTAGGAAGGAGGAAATTAGAAAAAGAGTTGGTTTAGGTGTTAGAAATTCAAGTAGGTGGACTGAGGAGCGTAAAAGAATTGCTTCTTTAAATTTTCGAGGTGAAAACAATCCTATGAGAAAACATCCTGAAAGATCTTTTTTCAATACAGATAATCCTATGAAAAGGGAAGAATATAAGAGGCGGGGTGAAAATAATCCTATGTACAATTTAGAAATAAGAGAAAAACAGAGAAAAGCTGTAAATACTCCAGAACATAAAAAGAAGTTAAGTCTAGCAGGCAAGAAGATAAAGGGTATTAAAAGATCCCCTACTACTTGTCAGATTATATCTGAATCAAAAAGTAAGTATTATATATGTCAGTATACTCTTGAAGGTGAATTGCTTCATATTTTTAGTACTAGAAAGGAGCTTTTAGAAAAATTTGGTAAAGAGCCTCCTAGGTTTATTAATGATTCTTGTAAGTATCTTAATTTTAACTGGAAAAGGTTTAGAAAGAATGAAATTACTAAGGAAGAAATATTTGAACTATAAGGGTCCTGTTTATGATTTAGGAGTACATACTAAGGATCACTCATATATAATCAATAATGCAGTAGTACATAATTCTGCAGCGGGATGCCTGGTTTCTTACTTAATCGGTTTAGTTCAAGTAGACCCACTTGAATACGGTTTACTTTTCGAGAGGTTCTTGAACGAAGGGCGTTTAGGGAAGTCACTGCCTGACGTGGACTGTGACTTCGAGGCAGAGAGAAAGGCAGAGATTAAGACTTACATAGAGGAGAAGTACGGGAAGGACCGTTTCTGCTCAGTGGGTACTTACTCATCATTACAGTTGAGACAGGCCTTCATTGATTTTTCAAAGTTGAATAACTTATCACCGGGAACGGTAGAATACTTGTCAGGCGTCCTGACGGAATCGGATGAGAACTCAGACGGTCGTGGTTTTAAGAAGCCCTGGGCTTTCTTCTTCAAGGCTGCATCAAAGATGCCAGAGTTGAAAGAGTACGTGGAGGAGTACCCTGGTGTCATTGAGGCCATGGAGTTGTGTCACACGCAACCGAGGTCAAAATCAGTACACGCCTGTGCCACGTTACTACTACCAGAAGGATATTCCATTTTCACCACTCTCCCTATCCGGAAAGGTGAGGTGAAAGGCCAGAAGATGTTAGTGTCAGAGTGGGAAGGCGTTTATCTTGAGAAAGCGGGATTCTTAAAGGAAGACCTTTTAGGTATCTCTCAGTTGGACAAGTTCAAGAATATCATCCGACTAGTCAGGGAGAATTACGGTGAAGACATTGACATATACAACATCCCCTTGGATTGCCCTGAGGTGTTCAAGTTGTTCTCAGAAGGTAAGAATGGAGACGTGTTTCAGTTGGGAAGTTCCGGTTTGACTAGTTATTCAGTCACGATGAAACCAGACCACATCAATGATATAGTCGCCATGATTGCAGTGTACCGACCAGGTCCTATAGAGAATAACTTCCATAATGATTACGTGTTATTGAAACACGGTGAGAAGGAGCCTAAATTTTACCCAGGGACAGAAGAGATCACGAAGGACACCTACTCGTTGATCATATACCAAGAGCAGGTCATGCAGATTTGCCAGAGAATGGGGAACTTCACGTTGGTAGAAGCGGATGACATCAGGAAGGCGATGGGTAAGTTGAACCTTAAACTGATTGAATCGTACGAAGAGAAGTGGTACAAAGGAGCTAGGGAAAATGGGTACGATGAGAAAACCATTAAGGAACTGTGGGAAACGATGGTTAAGTTCTCTGGATATTCATTCAACAAGTCCCACTCCGTTTGTTACGCCATAACGGGGTACACGTGTCAATACCTTAAGTGGAAGTACCCTCTTCCCTATTGGATCACGGCACTTCAGTTCGCAACGAAGGAAAGGATAGACGGTTTCATCTCAGAGATTGGTTCATCAGGTAACATTAAGATACTACCTCCTGACATCAATAAGTCACGACTTGACTTCTTCGCTGATTTCAACACGCAAAGTATCATCTGGTCTATAACTAAGGTTAAGCAATGCGGGGAGGCGTCAGTGAAAGCGATCTTTGAGGAGAGGGACGCCAACGGGGAATTCTTCTCCTTGGAGGAGTTCATGGAACGTGTTGAGAAGAGGAAGGCGAATAAGTCAGTGATGGAGAATTTAATCCTTTCTGGAGCCTTCGATTCCTTGGAAGGTATCAAGTTCCCCGCTCAAAGGAGGAACATCATTAAGAAGTACCGGGAACTGGCGAAGGTGAAGATTGAGAAGAATAAAGTGGATTGGTTTGAGGAGATTCAGAAAAGCTCCCACCTATACGATGACTGGTGGTGGTTGCTACAGCAGAAGAGAGTATCATCTTTGGCGTTCTTCGATTATAGGGAGATCATTCGTACTCTCTCAGACCGTTGCTGGGATGATAGTAAGTACATGGACGTGAAAGACATCAAGTTGCAAGATGTCTCCAACGAACCTTCCTACGGTTATGGAAACCGTTCTCGGTACAACGTGATAACAGGGGGAGTGATCGTTTCTGCAGAAGTGAGAAAGGCGAAGAAGAAGGGGAACTGGATGAGAGTGCAGATTGAGCAGAACTATGAATACGTTTGGTTGTACATTTGGTCTGAGCAGTACCAGAAGGTAGAGGACTTGAAGATAGAAGAGAAGGTAGGTCAGATCTTGATAACAACGGGACGTGTCACGTGGGATGAGTATAGGAAACAGAATATACTTCAGGCTGACGATAATTTTATGGTACAAATTTTAGGATAAAAATTTGGATGAGACATATAAATTTTATATTTTTACAGAGTAGAAAATAAATAACAGGGTTAGGGCTGATGAGGCCTTTAAAAAGTAGAAACATTATGAGAAATTAACCAGATGAGTGAAGATTTAATCAAGATCCCAGTAGGTGGGAAAATCATTGTTCTAAAGGGTAGTGATTGGGATTCGGACATCGAGATTGATGAGGTGACACAGATTCAGTATGATAACCTTTTCGGTGAGATCGTGACCGTTTCCTCCCTTTATAACAGAGTTGGTCTACTTAAGGCAGACGTGGATAACGAGTACGAGGAGTACAAGTTGGACTGCCAGGTGTTTGAGAGCCAAGTAAGGCAACAGTACATCAAGTCAAAGATCGCTATGGGCGAGAAGAAACCTACAGTTGATGACTGTGAAGATCACTTGAACACGCACCCCGAGGTGATGCAAAAGCGGAAGAGGTTACTCCAGTTGAAAAAGAATTGTAATTACATTGATGCCTTGTATTGGGCCGTCCAGTCCAAGGACAAGAAGTTGTCAGTTCTCATGAAGGGAGTGACTCCAGAAGAGTTTGCGAAAGGTATCTTAGAGAGAAGAGTCAACACTTTTCTAGTTAAAAAATTCAACGAAAAACTTTAAAGTAACATGGCTTACAACAGAGAACGGTTCAAGGCAGCGAGAGTTGAGGCGAACCAAAAGGTGACTAAAGAGCTTAACAACTTGTATAAGTCAGAATCCAGTCGTGGGGATTATCACACGATAGACGAAGGTTATAACTATTTCAGGATGATGCCTCCACATCCAGATGACGGTCCGGACGCACCCTCCTTGCAGCCCAAGGCAGTTTATTGGTTAGAGTGCAAGGTAGAAGAGAAAGACAGTGAAGGAAAGGGTAAGGGGACTTACGTTTGGTCTAGGCGTCCTATCTTCGATTCACGTATTCATGGTGGTACTGAAATGGACATCGTGGACAAGTACATTGAGTTCACCCGTAGGAAGGTGTACGAAGAGATTCAGGATAAAGAGGAAGCCCGGAAAAAATTGTCTCCGCTACTCGGGTGGAGGTCGAAGGACGGGAAGTGGAACCAAGGGATCCTTATCAGTTCTTCCTACGTTTGCTACGCAACGAAAGGAGAGATCAAGCCTGAGACTTTGGGACGCTTGGAATTGTGGGACAGTGACAAGAAGGAACTTGAGAAATTGAACATCGTGGAAGAGAGTGATGAGCCTATCCAAACAGACCTTTTCTCAGATCCAGACGAGGGGTCACAGTTCATCATCAAGAGGATAAAGCAAGACGGTAAGTGGGTGAACGTGTTCTCCAAACCGGAATTCCGTCCACGCCCAGGAGGTGATGTTGCGAAGCAGTACGATGAGTTCTTAATATCTCAGAAAGTGCCTGACGCAGTATTGATGAAGTTGGATGAGATGGAACCACTCTCTAAGCAATTCCGGAACTCCTATAAGAGATCAGACTTTGAAAGAGCCTTTGAGGCACTGAAACGTTTCGATGAGAAGAACGGCTACCACACCTTCGAGAACGATGAGTTCTTAGAAATAGTGGCGACCATTGATTCTTACTACCCAGAGGATGACACGACTCCTGAAGGTGACAAGGATCTACCGTTCGGTCCCACGGAGGAAGGAGTCGCTGACGTGAACGCAATGACCAGGGACGAGATGAAGAAGTACATCAAGGAGAAGGGTTACCCTATTAAGGTTATAGCGTCTATGCCTGATGAGTTAATTAGGGAGATGATCGTCGCTCAGGAGACAGAGGCACCTGAAGAACCGGAAGAAGTGAGAGACACTGAAGAAGAGGAGGAAGTCCCGGCAGCAGAACCTATTAGAAGGGAACCTGTTAAGGTGAAAGATGACTTACCTTGGGAGAAAGAAGAAAAAGAGAAACCGGCTGAAGAAGTAGAAGACGCAGCGGAGAAGAGAAGAAAAATGCAAGAGAGACTTGCGAAGTTAAAAAGAAAATAAAAACAGTACTACGATATGAAAACGATAGGTGTAATCTCAACAGACTGGCATATTGATGAGTCTAATCAAAGTGAGGTGTACGAATTGGTGTTAAAACAAGTAGAGATAGCGAAGAGAGAAGGGTTGAGTAAAATCTTCTGCTTGGGTGACGTTTTCGATAGTAGGCAGAAACAGAGTGAACGTGTCTTGAACACGTTCACTTCTATCCTAGAGTATCTTGAGGTGAATAATATGTACTTGATCTGTGTTCCTGGGAACCATGATAAGACAGATTACAGAGGGTACCGCTCTTTCCTCTCTCCGTTTAAGAACCGTCCCTACTTCTCGTTAGTTGAGGAGTTCAAGGTACTTGAGAATTTTGAGGGTACTAGTACTCACGTCCTGTTGATACCGTTCTACTCAGAAGACGAGTGGTTGGAAAGGCTGGAGGAGGCAAGTAAGTTCTTAGAGGCACGGGGCTTGAGGAAAGGGGACACGATCTTAATGTCTCATCAGGCTCTGACGGGATCTGTGAACAATGACGGTTCTAAGGTTGAGAACAGTATCAAACCGGGTATGTTAAGTGATTTCAAAGCGGTGTTCTTAGGACACTACCACGATTATCAGGAGATCACTGCGTCAATTATCCATTGTCCTTCCATACGTCAGAAGAATTTCGGTGAGAACCCTAACAAGGGTTACACGTTGATCAAGGACACGGGAGAGTACGACATTGAGTTATCAGAGTTCAAGCAGTACTATACCATGGAATACGATGCGAGTGACTTGGACCCGAAATTCTTGGAGGAGTTGAAGAAAGAAGTGAAGGAAACTGATATGCACGTCAGGATAAAGGTGAAAGGAGAGGCGAAGGACGTGAAATCACTGGACTTGAACTCGTTGAGAGCGGTAGGGGTGAAGGTTGAGGTGAAATCTCCTTCTATTGAGAAATCAGTGGAAGAGTGCAACGGTGAGATAGAAGACTACTCCTCCTACAAGTTGCTGAAAGAGTTGTTTGAGGAGTTCTGTGAGAGTAGGAAACTCGATAAAGAAGAAGGTACTCGTTTATTAAAATTAATCGTTAAAGAGAATGAGTGAGAAACTGAGGAAAACGATCGAGGACATAGAGAAGAAGTTCGGTAGAGGAACTATCATGTCTTTCGATGAAACCATGGATTACTCCTTGAAGAGGGTACCTAGTGGTTCTTTATTCTTAGACATCATCCTCGGTGGTGGGTACCCGTTGGGACGTATCATCGAGATCATAGGACCGGAATCGTCTGGTAAATCGACTGTACTCCTCCACGCTATAAGGGAGACTCAAAAGTCTGGGAACGTTGCCGCCTACATCGACATGGAACAGGCGTTTGATCCTATCTACGCCTCTAACATAGGGATTGACCTGTCTCCAGACAAGTTCGTGTTCTCTCAACCGGACACGGCTGAGCAATGCCTGTCTATCGTTGAGAAGTTATTGGAATCTGGAGAAGTTTCCTTCATAGGAGTAGACTCAGTCGCTGCGATGGTACCAACGGCAGAATCTGAAGGAGAGTTCGGGGAATCGAAGATGGGACTGCACGCCCGGTTGATGTCACAAGCGATGAGGAAGTTAGTGGCGAAGGTGAATAAGTCCAACTGCGTTCTCTTTTTCACCAACCAGTTACGGGACATGATGGGAGTTATGTACGGTCCCACGGAAACGACAACAGGGGGAAACGCTTTGAAGTACTACGCCTCTATCCGGTTGGACATCCGGAGGAAGTCGATCGACAAAGATTCTGAGGCACAGGCTATCTCCAACACGGTCAGGGTGAAAACTATCAAGAATAAAACATACCCACCGTTCAAGGAGTGCACTTTTAAGATCCTTTACGGTATCGGGATCTCTCATGAGGATGAGATCTTTGAGGCTTGCGTGGAGAATGACATCATCAAGAAATCGGGGTCTTGGTACTCCTACAAAGAGAAGAAACTGGGACAAGGGAAAGACAACTGCCTACAGGTGATACAGGACTTAGGCATCATGGACGAGTTGGAGTCTCAGGTCAGAGAAATGTACGGTTTAATTTAACATAGTAGTAAAGTATGAATCAGAAAGACAGCATGGTGAACGATTACACCCTAGTGTTAGTTCCAGAAGAAGTGAAAGAAACGGAGTCAGGGATCGTCCTGCAGAAGAGGAAGAAAGTGGGGAACTTCGTGGAGGGAGTAGTCATCAAGTCAGGGAAGTACGATGTTGCTTCCGTGCTGACGGTGGCTGAGTTCCACATGGAGGCCGTGGAATACAAGGATGAACTGATGGACAAGGCAGCGAAAGGTGCCTACTTCATCGTTCCCGACAACAAAGTAGTATCATGTAGAAAACCAGAATTCAAATGAAAAGAGACATTGTTACAGGAGTAGAAGGTCGTGAAGACCTCATTCAAGGTATTGAGAAGTTAGCGAAAACGGTAGGGTCCACCTTAGGTCCTTGCGGTAGAACGGTTATCATTAACTGCCCAGGTCGTACACCCTTGGTGACGAAAGACGGGGTGACGGTAGCGAAAGAGATAGAGTTGACGGACCCGGTAGAGGCGATCGGTGCTCAGTTCGTTAGAGACGTGTCAGTGAAGACAGGGGAAGAGGCTGGGGACGGTACCACGACAGCGACTATCCTCGCTCATGAGATGATCCGGGTAGGGAGCATGATGCAAGGAGAACTCGGTAATAAATTCTACCCGTTTGACTTTAAGGAAGGGATGAACTTCGCAAAGAACGAAGTTCTCTCCTTGATTCGCATGAGTGCGAAACCGGCCAAGGATTACCTTAAGTCCATAGCACTCGTCTCATCTAATAACGATGAGGAAGTGACTTCCCTGATCATGCAGGCGGTTGAGAAGGTAGGTCTCGCCACCGGGTTGATCACGGTTCAAAACGCCTCTTCCACTGAGAGTTCCTTGAAGACCGTGATGGGGACACCAGTTGACGCTGGTTACTCCTCACCCTATTTCTGCACGGACCCGGAGAAGATGGAAGTCGTTTTTGAAAATCCCTACTTGTTCATCATGGATGAGAAGTGTACTTCTTTCAACGACCTAGTCCCAATCTTAGAGTTCGCACTGCGTGAGCATAGACCTATCGTGATCGTCACGGAGACCGCTTCTCAAGAGACGATGCAGCAGGCGATCATCAACAAGTTGAAAGGTCTGCCTATCTGCATCATGAAGGCACCGGGGTACGGTCAGATGAAGACAGACCTCCTTGAGGACCTTTGCTCGTTGACGGGAGCGACCTTATTCTCTCAAAAGACAGGGACTGACTCTTACGATCCAGCGTTCTGCGGTGAATGCCGTAAGATCACTATCACGAAGAATGAGGCTATCGTCATCTCGAAAGAAGAAGACGAGACGATCCAGGCGACACTCTCCAAGCGTGTTTCCTTCCTTCAGACTCAAGTTGATTCCTGTGAAGACGACTACGACCGTGAGAAAATGCAAGAACGCCTTGCGAAGTTGACAGGAGGTCTAGCGGTTATCTACGTTGGTGGGGGATCGGAAATTGAAATCAAAGAGAAGAAGGACCGTGTCGATGACGCACTCTGTGCCGTTAAGGCAGCGATGCAAGAAGGGGTAGTACCCGGAGGAGGAATCATGTTCTTCAGGGAAGGGTACTTACACTTGATGGAAGAACGCCCTAATACCTCTTACTACTGCGGTTATAAGTGTGTCATGGAATCGTTAATGGCGCCTCTCCGTTGGATGCTCCGTAACGCTGGATACGGTGACTGTGACAGTGTACTTAACGGTTTTGACTTTAACCCTAAATCTGAAGAGTTCATGGAGAAGGTATTGAACATCCGCACGATGAAGATTGAGAACTCGTATGAAAACGGGATCTTAGACCCGTTCAAGGTACTCAGGGTTTGCCTTGAGAATTCCGTCTCAATCGCTTCCACCGTCTTAACGACTGAGGCAGTCATCTACGATATACCGGAAGAGAAACACGGTTGCTCATGTGGTTGCAATCAACCGATGATGTGACCTTGAATCACTACTAAATTTTAAGGGTACTACTAAAATAGTACCCTTTTTATTTGGATAAGACATATAATTTTTATATTTTTATGGTATGAAATTAAAACATGAAATCAGATGAAAGAAGAAAGAGAAAACATCGGTAAGAAAGGTGTCTTCAAGTTGAGGGAAAACCTTTCTAATTGGACGAGGAACATCTTAGATTCCTATCGAGGACTTCACTTAGACCTATGTCAGTTTGATATAACGGACGTGGTAGCACAGGACTCTCTAATTTTCTACAAGGCTCACTTCAACTACTGTAGGAAGGAGTTCTTGATACCTGCCGTGGACACGATAGTGTTAGAAAGTGAGAAAACAGTCACTGAACCGAGGCAGGTCTCCATTCATGACTTCTTCCTCATTCGTGATTACTTGTTAGAAAAGATGGGGAATCACCTTTCCACTACTCCTACTTATCAAGAGGCAGAAGGGTTGCTTAAGAAGTTAGAGAAGAGATTAGATCAGGAGATCAGTAACCTTTTAAAAGATTAAGGCCATGTTCGTACCTATAAACGTGAAAGCTAAGAACGTCCAATCATTCGTGACGTTGGATTATGACTTCCAAGCGGGGAAGGCGATCATGGTGCAAGGCAACAACTTGACGAACCGAGGTCAGGCGACCAACGGGTCAGGTAAGAGTACCCTATTCGAGGTTATCTACTACTGCTTACTCGGTGGAACGTCATCGGGAAAAAGGGACATGAAGTTGATCCGTCACGGTGAGTCTTCATGCTCCATGGAACTCACCCTTCGCAACAACCTCTACCGGTGTGAACTGACGGTGAGGAGAACGGTGTACCGGTCGAAGAACTCAACTCTCGAGATCTACGAGAACGGGGTCTTAATGAAGGACAAGTACGCCACGGTGAATGACGGTAACAGGTACCTACTCGAGTTCATCGGGATCTCACCTGATGACATCAAGAATTACTACTTGATCAACAGGGACCGGTTCGTGTCTTTCTTCTCCTCCCCGGACTCGAAGAAACGGGAACTGATAGGTCGTTTCTCAGGCGCTCACAAGTTAGCGAAGTCAGACCAGGTAATCAATCAAGAGATAGAGAAGATTGAGAGAGAATTGAAGTCTCTCAGGGACGAACGCTTGCAAGTGTCAACGAGGAAAACGGTTTACGAGGAGCAAAGGGAGGACTTGGTGAACCTCGACCTAGAGAAGAAGAAGGAAGAACGGTTAGAGTCACTCCGGCAGATGAAGGAGAAGGTACTGGCGGAGATAGCGGAGTGTGAGAAATTCGAAGAGCATTCCAAGTCGTGGACGGCTCAGGTGCAAGTGGAAAGGGTTCAGGCAGAGAGAGTAGTAGAACGGTTGAACAAGGCCTGCAGGAAACTCCGCTCTATCTCTTATGATGATGAAGTGGCGAAGATACGGTTAGAAGTCAGTGACAAGGAAGAGGACATCCAGAAGTGTAAGGGTAGGGTGAAGGAACTTGACGCTGAAGGCCAGGAGTTGTACTCGTCATCGTACGACTTAGACCTCCTCCTCCGGGGTAAGATAGAATGTCCTAAATGCCACCACGTTTACAACCCGTCATTCGAGATGCCCGTGGATGAGGCGAAAGAGTTGCTCGAAGAGGTGAAAGAGGCGATCAGGGAAGTTGAGGGGAAGAAAAGGAAAGTCAACGACACGATCAAGGAGATAGAGAAGGAGATAGAGAGTATAGAGTCCGGAATGGACGTCTGGAAGCGGAAGGAGCGGAAGAAATCTGCCCTAGTGTGCAAGCATTCCGAGGAACTCAACAGGGCACTCTTCTCGCTAGACCGCATCCGCACGAAGGAAGCGAAAATACAAGAAGACCTCGCCCGTAACTCCGTCCGTGCCGTGGAACTGCGGGAGAAAGTGAAGGCGATCGAGGCGCAGTCTGAAAACGCAGAGAAGATGACGGGAGATCCCGGTATCGACCAAAAGGTAGGGGACTTAGGTAAGAAGATCGAGGAGTGCCAGTGTAAACTCGATGAACTGCAATCATGTATTGACGTGAAGGAAGAGGAGTTGAGGAAGAAGAAGGCGTGGGTCGTGAACTTCAAGAATTTCTACGTCTACTTGACGAACCGGTCACTTGAGACGATCCAGGGGTACTCCAATATGTTCCTCGAGAAGATCAACACGGACCTCCAGTTGAAGTTAGAAGGGTTCAAGACACTGTCTGACGGGTCGGTGAAAGAGTCGATTAACGCTGTCATTTACCGTGACGGCAAGGAAGAGGACGACTACAGGTGTTACTCGGGCGGAGAGAAAGGGAGACTGATCTTCTCCACAATTCTAACGTTCCAGAACTTGATCAACCAATCCTCACCTTCAGGTGGACTGGACTTGATCATGGTCGATGAGATCTTAGACGCCGTGGACTCGGAAGGCATGGTGACGTTCATAGAAGCCTTGCAGTCCTTGCACTTGACGATCCTCCTCATCTCACAGGTGCAAGTGGACAAGAGGACAGAGAACGTCTTGATCGTTGAGAAGGAAAACGATGAATCGAGACTAGTCAAGTTTTAGTTTGATTTCTCAGGTAAAACCTTTATATTTGAGCTTGTTTTCATATTTAGGTTATTTTATAGTTTAGACGTGATGAAGAAGGTTTACATAGGTATTGATAACGGGACTTCCGGTTCTATAGGGATATTAGAGGAGGGAGAGTTGCCATTTTTCTTCCAAACCCCTACCGTTTTCGTGCAAGATTACACGAAGGCGAAGAAGAATGTCTCTAGACTCGATGCTCCCACCCTACGTGACCTTCTTCTAAACTACAAGAGAGAAGACTGCAGGGTCTTCTGCCTCATCGAGAGGCCCATGGTGAACCCGCAGAGGTTCACTGCGTCCTGCACTGCACTCCGCTGCCACGAGGCTACCTTGTGCGTCATTGAGACACTCGGTTTCGCCTATGAGTTCGTGGACTCGAAGGAGTGGCAAAAAGCACTTTTACCGCAAGGTACCACGGGTGACGATCTTAAGAAAATGTCCTTGCAAGTAGGTAACCGCCTGTTCCCCGAGTGGAAAGGTGAAGGTCACCCAGACCGAGACGGTCTCTTAATCGCTGAACACGCAAGGCGAAAAAACTACTGACGACATGAAAGTTAAATGTACTAACACCGAGTGCGAGAAAGTTGGGGTGGTAGTCGAGGTACCTGACTGGGACGGTATGTCCACGGGCGCCTTGTCTAAGTTACTACTCTGCCCGTCTTGCGGTCGGAAAAGGTCTATCGTTGAGTTACCGGTAGAAGAAAGGCAGAGAGGAATCACGATCAACTTCGGGCATATTGCGTCTATGACGCCCCAAGAACGTCACGATGTCCTCAAGAAAAGGTCTAACGCCCATTACGAGAGGGTGCTGAAGAGTAAGAAAGAGTACCTAGACCGACAGGTCTATAAGAAAGGAGAGTGAACGATGAACGAGAATCTAAAGAACTTCATAGACGTACTTCAGAAGTACTACAACGTGGTAGAGATATGGCACCCTTCAGACAAAGAAGGTACCTATCGGTTACTAGTAGTCCAAGAGTTTTCAGGAGCCACTCCCGTTGTCACCTACACCACGGTCCGAGGCAAGGACGTGACCGGGTTGGCGAAGACAGGCTCTTACACGACCTTCTTAGTTAACGGCCAACTAGGGAACAACGCAAGGGACTTGATCGAGACCAAACTGAATGATATACCGTCAAAGATGCTCCAATTCTCTCAGGGTTGGGACTGGGTGTATCATTCCATATACTAACACGGTATGATAAGATTCGGTAAAATGAATTTAGGGGTAAGGGTGCCTTTAGAAAAAGGCACCCCTCCTGTACCGCCTATCACGATCACCTTGAAGGCAACCTACAGGGAAGCAGACCCGCAATCCGCAGAACCTGGGGACTTCACGGTAGGGGAGAAAGGTGGGACGGTTAAAGGAACTGGAGTTTTAGAGGTAGGGCAAGAGTACACGGTCACCGCAACCCCTAAAGTAGCTTACAGTAAGGAAGGCGGTTGGGACTTCATGGGGTGGTACGATGAAGAAGGTACCTTGATTTCAGACCAACAGACCTACACGTTCACCGTGGAAGGATCGACAACTTTGCTCGCTAGGTTCCAGAAACGGTGGTTCACTCAGACGTGGAGGAAGAATGCCAACGTTAAGTCACTGACCTTCGAGGGTGCGAGAAGAGTACCTTACTACACGGAAGACGTCAACACGATGACCTTACTCGATGACACGGACGAGTACACCTATTCTATTGACGGGTGGTACGTGCAAGGCGGTAAGAGGTCATCCAACGCCTCCTATAGCACACCCGCCTCAAGTGACGTGGTGATAGAGGCACGTGGGACGGCCACTAAGGTTGAAAGGGAACTATTACTAGAGACAGGAGAACCGATCTTGCATGAGATTGAGGGATCCATTTTGTTAGAAAACCAAAATAATTAATCATGGCAGGAATGAAAATAAGCCAGTTAGACGTGTTAGACACTCTTTCTGGTGACGAGAGATTAGTAGTCGCAAAAGGAAGTGACAACTACGGGGTCACCGTGGAGACTCTCCTCAACAAAGTTCCTCAGGTGGAAGACCAACTGAGTTACGGTATAGAGTACGATACCACGGTGTCTTCACCTCAGTGTACTAGGATCGGTAACTTCAACTATCACAGGTCTTTACCGATCCACTCGAAGATGAAGGGATGTCTACTTTCCGATGATGGGACGGTACAGAAGTACCTAGATCCTAGTACTTGGGTGAACGAGACTAGGGACGGTTCTCAAGGCCAGGTCATGGTAGAAATACCTTCTTATTACCGCAAGTTTGAGACTGAGGGCACGAAGAGGCGGGTGAGAATCTCCGAGATGGCACTCCCTGGGTATCACCTCGTGAAGAAGAAGTACGTTTCCGCCTATGAAGCATCCGTGCAAAGGTCTACTACTACTCTTTGCTCCGTAGTGAACGAGGCTCCTGATTACAGGGGCGGTAACAATACCTCAGCTTGGGACGGTACCTACCATACACTCTTGGGTAGGCCTGTGACAAGTATCAGTCGTACTAACTTCCGTGCCTACGCAAGGAAGAGGAAAGAAGGCTCCAATGAGTGGAACTGCATGACTTACGACATTCAGAAAGACCTCTTCTGGTTGTTCGCAATCGAGTACGCTAACTTGAACTCTCAGGCGACCTTCAACTCAGAAAAAGATTCTAACGGTTTCGCTCAAGGCGGACTCGGTCCTGGGGTAACAACCCTCAGTTCTACTGAGTGGAATAACTACAACAGTTACAACCCTTTCGTGCCTTGTGGTCACACTGATTCGTTAGGTAACAAGACAGGGTACGTGAACTACAACATGATGAACGAGACGGGAGAAGTTCAAAAGACCGTGCAAGTGCCCCGGTACAGGGGAGTGGAGAATCCTTTCGGTCATGTTTGGGCGTGGACGGACGGGGTTAATGTTAGAATCTCTCCTACTGAAGAGAACGGGGGTGACAACCTCAGTAAAGTGTTCGTGACAGACGATCCTAGTCTGTTTAACGACTCTAACTATGAAGGGTATAGGCACGTGGGCAACGAGGCGAGAACTGAAGGGTATGTTAAGTCTGTCTTGTTCGGTGAAGGTGGAGAAATAATGGCTGAAACGGTTGGTGGAGGATCAACTACTTATTTCTGTGATTACCATTACACCGCTATACCGACAGTGGAGGCCCTAAGGGGTGTCTTGTTCGGTGGGCGCGCTAATCACGGTGGTAATGCGGGGCTCGTTTGCTCTAGCTCGGGTTACGCCCCCTCGATTACGGGTGCGTCCTTCGGCTCTCGGCTTTGCTTTATACCCGAATAAACGCCTCACACGCACGAATAACACGTTAAACTCAAAATACTAGAAAATGGATAAAGTGACAGAAGATGATGGAAGTTTAAGTTTCCTGAACATCAAGCGTGATGAAAACAGCAGGAGTTTTAACTGCGGAGAAACTACACAGTCTCAAATTGTCAACACGACATTCTGGGTAGTAGACTTCTTGGAAGAAGTCCCTACTAGGTTCAGTAAGGCGAAGGGAACTAAAGGTCAAACTCTCGTCAAGATAAAACCTGAAAGAGACAGTCCAGAGAAAGACGCAAAGAAATTCTTCACGGGGTCTTCCGATATACTGTACGTTTTGAAGAAGATCAAAGAAATGGATAAGTTCCCTCGGAAGGTGACTCTCCGGGGTAGCAATAATAGGTATTACTTCGAGTGATCGAGGTGAAAAGGTCGGTTGTCTCTTGAGGTGTCTTGTTCAGTGGGAACGCTAATAACAGTGGTAATGCAGGGCTCGTTAACTCTAACTCAGATTACACCCCCTCGATTACGAGTACGAACATCGGCTCTCGGCTATACTTTTCAAAGAAAATACTAACAGTGAGACAACGGCCTTGCCTCTCGGCAAAAAATGTCAAACTCAGAAAGGAGCAAGTAAGGAAACTGAAAGCCCCGATTAAGAAAAGCAAAATGGGAACTAAAAGGATCAGTAACTTATACGAGAAGATCATCTCTCTTGACAACCTCAGACTCGCAGACGAGAAAGCGAGGAAAGGGAAGTTGAAGGCGTACGGTGTGAGGCGTCACGATAAGAAGAGAGAGGAAAACCTACTCGCCTTACATGAGACCTTAAAGAGTGACTCGTTTAAGAATTCTAAGTATGATACTTACATCATACACGAACCGAAAGAACGTGAGATATTCAGACTTCCCTATTTTCCTGACCGTATCGTTCACCACGCTATAATGAACGTCTTAGAACCTATCTGGGTCTCCGCCTTCACGTCAGACACTTTCAGTTGCATAAAGGAGAGAGGGATACACCGTGCCATGTGCAAGGTGAAAGCAGCGATGAAGGACAAGGAAGGGACTAGGTACTGCTTGAAGATAGACATCAAGAAATTCTACCCTTCCATTGATCATGAGATATTGAAAAGTATCGTTAGGAAGAAGGTTAAATGTGAGAGGACACTGCGCCTACTTGACGAGATCATAGACAGCGCACCTGGTGTACCTATCGGTAACTACTTGAGTCAGTACTTAGCGAACCTCTACCTGGCCTACTTTGACCATTGGGTTAAGGAGGTTAAACACGTGAAGTACTACTTCAGGTACGCTGATGACATGGTATTCCTAGCGTCCACGAAAGAAGAACTCCATTCTCTCCTTATTGACATCAGAGAGTACCTCTCCTCCTTGAAGTTGAGACTGAAAGGCAACGAGCAGGTCTTCCCTATCAAGTCGAGTAAGTGGAGTAAGTCAGGCAGGGGACTTGACTTCGTGGGGTTCGTCTTTTATCACGATCAGACCTTGATAAGAAAGAGTATCAAGAAAAACTTCTGCAAGGGAGCTTCTCGACTAAACAGGGTGAAAGGCATCAAGGTGGAGGAATATAAGCAAGGGATATGCGGTTGGTTAGGCTGGGCGAAGTACAGCGACTCACGGAACTTGTTAAGAACTATCATTAAATCAGAGTTTTATGACAAATGCTTATTACGACCATGAGCCTTCAGTGTTTGAGGCCGTGGGGAACGGTAACTACCTTTACCGTTGGGACATTCAAGAAGAAACAGTCGAGAGAGAAGAAGGCGGTGAGCCAACAGTTCAATGGTCTTGCAAAGAGACTACCGTTAAAGGGAAACCGGAGTACGGGAAATGCGTGGAAGCCGTCATCCGAGAGACCTACACCGCAGACGAGGAGTTCGCCATGATCAACAAGTACAACTCCTACAAGGCGGGCATCATAACGGATGAGAGTATCGTTGAGGAGTACGAAGGGTACCTCCGTGAAGTGGTCTCCATAAAGGAGAGGGTGAAACGAGACTTAGCCTCTTATGTTTAACAATTTTTAACAGTGGTACTACAAAATAGTACCACTAAAATTTTGCAGTCAGACATATAATTTTTATATTTGCATATACAAAATAAGTAACAGGAAGTCAAACATTTAAAATTAAAGATCATGGCAAAGAAAGTTGATGAAAAGAAGACACTAGCGTTCGCAGTAGCATTCTACTTTAACACTTCAGGAAAAGTGAATTTCATGTTAGGCAACAAGATGTACCAACACGTGAACACGATCTATGATCAGAGAGAAGACGGTAGAGGCTTCAATACTTGTGAGGTGGTTTATAATTACCAATCACAGAAGTACGAGGTTTTAGTAGTATCAGATGAAAAAATAGGCAATAAAGAGATCACGATATTAAATTGTTAACCAAGTGGGACTACTAGTCCCACTACAACACCTAGAAATCATGAAAAAATGGAAAAGAAAACTTTTGAATTTCATAGTGAAGGGAGAGGTAGGGAGTTATTACCTCCTGCCTAAGTACAGGCCCGCTTGGTATTGCATTTTAGGAGTGTTATTCCTCCTATTCATGTTCACCGTGTTCTTCCCCTTGTGGGATTCAGTCATTGACTTCTTTAATTACTTGGTATGGGGGAAATGACGAGAATCCAAAAGCTACATGATCACCCCAAGACCCAGGCACTTTTCAACGTGCCGTCTTCTTACGTGATCATTGATAATGAGTTCAAGAAGTTCTTTTCCGTCATCATAGAACCGATAGGAGAGGTGCCTGTTGATCCTAACTACCATTTCTTCGCCTTGAGAGAGGAGTACAACCTCCTGAAGGAGTTAGAAATGAAAGGACGGTTAAAAGACAGGAGAAGAGGAACAGAAAACTTTTAAACAAATAATTTATCAGGCTTGAAGAGAAAATAAAAGAGAATTAATCTCTTCAACCTTATTCTTTAAAATTTAAAACAAACTATCAAATGGAAACAGTAATGGACGTGTTAAACAGGCTGAGCTTGAACGCAAGGGTCATGGATAAAATAATAAAACTCTTTTATAAGTCCGTGGTTCTTTACGATGAGATCTGTAAAGATCAGGAGGAAACGGCAGAAGACCTCCTCCTCATGAAAATTCAAACTATTAAAAAATTCGATCATGACTGGAGAGAATATCTTTATAAAAACTCAGAGGCCAAAGAGAGTGGACTCTCACCAGACCTCTACGTGGGGTTCTTGTGTGTTCTCTACCTGGCGAAGACAGGCGCTTTGAATGAATCCTTGAAACAGGTAGTCTATTGCCCCTTCACTGACACTTTCTTCATGTTCTTAAACACGTTAGAGGGGTATAAGATTCCTGACGTGCATTCTTTAGCATTAAACCGTACAGACTTTTTAGTTCTTGACGTGTTGATACAAGTTCCTTCTTCAAATCTTTACACTGTAGAGAATAGGGAACTTAAAAAGCCTAAGGGTGGTATCATCGACATAAATAGGAGTTGTAAAGACCTCCCTAATTGATGAAAAACTCGCACCGCAGGGGCTATATAGCCTTAAAGGCTTTATTAAGAGGTTCCTCAGGTCGAGAGGACCTCGTCCTTGGAAGGAACAGGAGTTCCTGATAAGGGAATAAGGCCTGAAGGCTTTATTAAGTATATATATTATATTTTATAGTTCAGAATGAACTCCGGGCCCAAATAAAGAAATAGTACTACTGACTTGAAAGTAAAGAGGGATAAATTTTGAACTTTAAGAAAAAACGATTACATTTGAGCCAATGAATAGGGATCTGAATCCTGATAAAGGGAATCACAAAGTCCCTTTTCATACGATTCTAATAATTTTAACTTTGTGAATGATGACAGATAAGGAAATCTTCCAATTGTATGGAAACGATTCTTTTTGGCAATTAAACAAGTGCCTAGTCTTGAACATAGGACTATTAGAGGCGACTCTTTACGCTGAGTTATTCTCATGGTATCAGCATTTCTACCTAACTGACCAACTTCAGGAAGACAACTTCTTCTACATGTCCAAGAAACTTCTTTACACTCGCCTGGGTGTTTCAGAGAGTACCTTGTTTAGGTGCATGAAAAACTTGAAGAAACTAGGCTTAGTGATAATGAAACAGAGGGGTATCGGTGAAACGAACCTTTACACCCTGGACTTGCAAGTCTTGGTGAAGTTGCTGAGTGAGGGAGAAAGGAAAGTGAAAATAAGTAAAAAGATGGAAGATGAGTTTAGGAGAGAGTATGAAGGTAACGTCCCATCCTAACTTGCAATCTCAGTTAGGAGTCCCCGAGTATTTGGTGATAGTGAACAGGAGGTGGGAACGCTATTTCAGGGTGTTTGAAGAGTCGGTGCCTTCACTGGATCCTCGGAAGCATTTCATAACGACAGTTGAGGAGTTCAACAGGGTTAAGGAATACTTGGAGAAAAGGCCGAAAAGATCAGGAAAGAGAAACAAGATCTTAAAGTCTGATAGAATGTATAGTGACATGAAAAGAAACCAGCAGAATTGATCTATGACAACGTGTGAACAGTTAAAGAGACTAAGTCCGGAGAACTTTTATATCAGGCTGAACAAAGCTCTCGTGAGTACTCTTGGACCCCTGAACGCCTATGTTCTTCAATTACTCATTGATTTCAAAGAGGAGTTAGATCAGGACACTTACCTCAAATGGGATAAAGGGGAATTCTTTTTCTTGCAGGAGTGGTTGGAAAGTGAACTTAAAATATCTTCTCCCACGGCCTCCAAGATTTTTAGAGAATTAGAAGAGTCTGGAGTGATCACTACTTCTTGGAAAGGGATACCCAAAACTAGGTACATTACCCTTAATTATGATCATGTGAAGGAACTCATGAGTGACCCTTCTTTTAAGGTCTCAGACAGGTTGATGAGGTATAGAGAAATGAAGGAGAAGGCAGACAAGAAAGAGGAGTATGAGAGAATCGTGAGGATGAGGCTTTAAAAAGAGTAAAAGAAATTTTGTCTCTGTCCAGTTCAAGATGAACTCATCAGAGTAAAAAGAATTTTGATAATAGTGGTTATGAAGTACATAGTGATATACACTGATGGTTCTTGCAACGTTAGAACAGGGTTAGGCGGTTACGGTTCCCTGATGCAATACAGGGAAGACAAGAAGGTAATATCGGAGAGAGAGTTATCCGTGGGATACAAGAATACCACCGTGTCAAGGATGGAACTACGTGCGATCATAGAGTCACTTCGCCTAATTAAGAAGAAGAATATACCGATTGTTCTCATCTCAGACAGTGAGTACACCGTTAATTCAGTGAATAAAGGCTGGGTGTTTAACTGGGAGAGGAACGGGATAAGGAGTAGGAAAAACTGGGACTTGTGGGAACAGTTTCTAGAAGTTTATAGGTCCTTCCCTAAGGGTATCATCGAGGTGAGGCATACCAGGGGACACGGTAGAGGCAAGGACTGTTATCAAGAAGGTAACAACAGGGCAGATGAACTCGCCTCTTATAAGAATTTTGAGTATTTCATCGAAGATAACCCTCCAGAAGTTGCATGATACATATAAATTTTATATTTTTGAATTGACAAATAAACAAGGTTAAGAAACATCGGTAAAATGGAACTATCAAAGTATCAAGAAGACATTAAGGTGGCCTATAAGACTACCTCCATGAACTTGGTGATAAACGCCTGTCCAGGATCAGGCAAGACTTTCACCTTACTCATGCTGGCGAAGAACACTTCACCCATGAAGTCTAGTATCTTCCTCGCTTTCAACAAGTCGATCCAGGAAGAACTTTCTCGTAAATTACCTACTCACGTCAAGGCGAGGACCTTGCATTCATTAGGTATGTCTATCCTCCTCAAGTACCACTCGTGCAACTTGAAAGTAACGGACGGTAAGACCTTCAAACTGTGCCGTAACAAGTTAGACTTGTCAAGGTTCAACACCTTGAAGAAACAGAATTCTTACATGATGGAACTATGTCAGTTAGTAGACATCGTGAGGATGAACCTTATCACTGACTACTCCTCCTTAACCGAGGTCGCTGGAGAGTACGACATACTGGCGACTCCAGAGCATTGCCTGGACGTTGAGAAGTGCATGGACATCCTCAACACCTATAATCGGAAGTTGAAGGACGGTTCCATGATAGATTTTTGCGATATGCTTTACCTCTGTAAAGACCTCCCACCCCTCGCATTCCCTAAGTATGACGTTGTTTTCGTTGATGAGTGTCAGGACTTGAACCCTATGCAGAAGTTCTTGGTAGACAAGATTAGGAAATCTACGGGCAGGTTTATAGCGGTAGGGGATAAGAAACAAGCTATTTACTCCTTCATGGGATCTAACTTGAAAAGTTTCGAGGAGTTTGAGAAGTCAGAGAACACACTCTGCCTCCCGTTGTCAAGGACATACCGTTGTTCTAAGTCCGTCACAGAGTGCGCTAACGGTGTATTCCCAGACTCGATGGAATACCTAGAGGACGCACCAGAAGGAGAAGTTAGGGAAGGCAAAATCTCTGAGATAGAAGAAGGTGACATCGTGATCTGTAGGAACAACAAACCATTAGTTCAGTTGTTCCTGACTTTAGTCGTTCAAGGTAAGAAATCACACATATACGGTAAGGACTACGGGGAGAAACTGTTGAAGATGATTGAGCCTATCGAAGGCATGAGTTATTTCCAGGTGAAGGATCATTTCGATAGGCAGAGAGAACAGATGCTGTCCGACTTGAAAGATTCCGGGATTTCTAGGCCTCAACTTCATCCTAAGGTGGTGAACTTCGATGAGATGGTAGAGATCATCTTCATACTTCTCGATCATTTCGTCACTTTCAGTGAATGCTATAAAACTATCAAGGAGTTATTCTCTGATGAAGTTGGAGGTATCACCTTGATGACGTGCCACAAGTCAAAGGGTTTGGAGGCTAGACGCGTTTTCTTCTATCAGAAAGAACTGATACCTTCACCTTACGCAACGTCACAGCAAATGCTATACGCTGAAAAATGCCTTTATTACGTTGCAGTTACTAGGGCGAAAGAAAGTTTGATTTATATTCAGTAAAACTTTAGAAATTAAAAAAGATTTTTATAATTTTAGGGCCTATGAAAAGAAAGTATTCAGTTTGTCTCAGATGTGGCAGGACACACTTAAACCTGTTTAAGATAAAATCTTTGGAAGGTCTTTTACCTACCGATGAAGATATACTGAGGAGATTAACGATAGCGAGGGAGTATCAGACGGAGGTTACTCCTTATAGGTTGGAGCTAACGAGGGAACAGACAAGGAGGTTTTGCTCTGAAATTTCACGTAAAGCTCCTCAAGAACCGGAGTCCGTTGCTTACATCCAATTTAGAGACAAGTTAATTCCAATTTTAAAAATTATCTTGCAAGATGAATAAGCAAAAGAATGACGAGGTAAGGCAGAAGACGTTAGAGTATTTCGAGGGAAATGAACTCTTGACGAACATTTGGTTATCAAAGTATTGCCTGAAAGACAAGTCAGGAACTTACCTGGAAGAAACTCCCTATGAGAGGATTGAGGCAGTCATCCGAGAAGTAGTTAGGATTGACATGAAGCATTATCATGAATACACTACCACGAAAGGGCCGCTCCCTGATCTCCTTGATCGTGAAGAGTATGAGAAGAGACTCTTTAAAGAGTATAGAGAACTGTTACATGATTTCAGGGGCTTCATCCCTGGAGGCTCAATACTTTTCGGTGTAGGGAATGAGAATTTCCTCTCAACGTTAGGTAACTGCTTCGTCATAGGTAATGAGGTGGATTCTTACGGTTCTATCTGCCTCATTGATCAAGAACAGATCCAGTTGATGAAGAGACGTGGAGGTGTCGGGCATGATCTTTCCCACCTTCGTCCTAAGGGAACTCCCGTCAACGGGTGCGCTAACACGTCAACGGGTGCCTTCTCCTTCGTGCCTAGGTACAGTAACTCTACTAGGGAGGTAGCACAAGACGGTAGGAGGGGTGCGTTGATGCTCTCAGCTCACGTCAACCATCCTGACATAGAAGATTTCATAACGTGTAAAGACGTGGAAGGGAAGAACACGGGGGCGAACGTGTCAGTTAAAGTCACCGATCAGTTCATGAACGCAGTCATGAATAACTTGCCTCATTACTTCCACTTCCCTATCAATAACCCTGAAGAATGGGGCCAGAAACCTGCCGCTGAGATCTTTAATAAGATCGTTCATCAGGCGTGGAAAAACGGGGAGCCGGGGATACTTTTCTGGGACACGATAAAGAGGGAAAGTCCAGCGGACTGTTACTCGAAGTTCGGTTTCAAGACGATCTCCACTAACCCTTGCGGTGAGATCCCTCTCTCCGCCTATGACTCCTGTAGGTTAGGACATATAAACTTACTTTACTTCGTGGAGAACCCTTTCACGGTGAACGCAGGATTTGACTGGGGTAAATTCAGGCACGCTGTTCGCACTTGTCAGAGGTTCATGGATAGCGTGATAGACCTTGAGATTGAGAAACTTGATAGGATCATACAGAGCGTGGACGAATCTTATGAGGATGAGATGACCAAGATGATAGAGTTGAACTTGTGGAGGAAAGTGAAAGACGTTGCGGTGAAGGGTAGAAGGACTGGACTAGGGTCGATGGGTATGGCGGACACCCTGGCAGCGTTAGGGATAAAGTACGGTTCAAAAGAAGGTAATAGATTCCTAGTTGAAGTGCAGAAAATGTTATGCGTTCACAGTTACATGGCTTCCATTGAACTCGCTAGTACTCGTGGAGCCTTCCCTGTCTTCGATGCGAAGTTGGAGAAAGAAAACCCGTTTATAAATAGGGTTCTTGAAGAAGTTGAGAGAGAATACCCTGGTATGACGGGTGCCTACTTGACATACGGTAGAAGAAATATTTCAAACCTCACGATAGCTCCTACGGGAACAACCTCACAGTTAGCCATGAGAAAAGGTGTCTCTTCGGGGATGGAACCTGTCTTTGAATTGATATATCACCGTAGGAAGAAAATCACGGAGAATGACAGAGAGGCACGTGTTGATTTCATAGACGCTGACGGTGAGAAATTCCAGGAGTATTTAGTCATACACCCTCAGTTTGAGAGTTACTTACAGTCCAAGTACGTCTTCACTTCTGACTTATCAGAGGAACGCTTGGAACAACTGAAAGAAGAATCACCCTGGGCAGGATGCACGGCTAATGAGATGGACGTGATAGCGAAGATTGACTTGCAAGGGCAACTCCAGAAATGGGTTGATCATTCTATTTCAGTGACTCATAACCTGCCTAAGACAGCGACTGAAGAGGAAATAGGCCAGTATTACATGGAGGCATGGAAGAGGGGGTGTAAGGGATGCACGGTTTACAGGGACGGTAGTCGTGGGGGGGTGTTAGTGAAGAAAGACAACGAGTTCAAGTACGCTGACGCACAGAAACGCCCTGAGGTCGTTGAGTGTGACATACATAAAGGGCAGTTCTTAAACCAGAATTGGTTTATCATCGTGGGGAAACTGAATGAGAATCCCTATGAGATTTTCGCTGTTAAGGCAGAGAACTTCCCTTCACAGTTGAGGTCATTACCTGCCTCAGTCATACTGAAAGGCAAGACGATAAAGAGGAAGAAAAAGGTTTACGATGTTCACACTTCCCTACCTGGGAAAGACGAGATAATTGTCATCAAAGACATAGTTTCACTGATGGATAACAATAACGATAGGGCGGACACGAAGAGGTTCTCATTAGACCTCCGTCACCGTATTAACCCCTTATACATCGTTGAAACAGTTGAGAAACAGGCGAAGGAGATTACTTCTTTTGAGAAAGCGATATGTAGGGTCTTGAGGAAGTACTTGAAAGACGGTACTCACTCAGGGTTGACTTGTGAGTCTTGCGGGTCAACTAACATGGTCTACTCATCAGGATGTCCCGTTTGCCTTGATTGCGGTTTCTCACATTGTGGTTAGTACCTTGTTTATTTATTCTTGATAGTTTGTCGATCAGAGGAGGCGGTTGAAAGACCGTCCCTCTTTATCAAAAATTACTGGAGAAATTTTGGAATTAGAAATATAATTTTTATATTTGAGATAATTAAAATTTAAGAACATTATGGCAGAAATTAAAACTAAGAAAGTAGTTCCCGTGATGCAAACGATGGTTTGCGAGTGCGGGAAAGAGATGCGCCTTCAAAACGTGAGAATTACACCGAAAGGCCAGAAATTTGAGTACATCTGTGATGGGTGCGGTAACTTGGAGATGTCAGACAAGCAATACCCGTTCACGGCTTTCATGGATGAGGCGGATTATGCTAGAATGCTAGTAGAAGAAGAACAGAAAAGGCAGGCAACTGCCCCTCTTATCCCTGAAATGAAGGAAGAACTCCGGAAAGAATCACTCAGAGAAGGAGAAGACTCTCAGAAAATTCAAGAGGCAGATTCACAGCCCGTGAATCCTAAACTTGTTCCCCGTACCCGAAAAGAATCTAAAAAATAAGGAGTGAGTTAATTCTCACTTCTTTAAATTCTTGATCACATGAAAAGAGAGACAGACTCAGATTTCCTGTTAGGTGTCATCAAAGGCATGATGTTGTCTTATAAGGCGAGGTCTGCGTACTTAGGACTTGACGCTGTTTTAGGCGTAGCAACTCCTCTAACGTGTACCCGTAGGACAAGATGGACCCGGAAGAAGGTAATGAGGAACCTAACTAAGTTAGTATCGAATGGTGACTTAGTTCTAGTGAAAAAAGAGAAGTATCGGTTAAGCGACAAGCATCAAGTAGAAGGCATGGAGGAGTTCTACCTAGAAGGTATGTTCTACTTGCCTATAAGTAAACGGAAGGAAAAGGTAAATGGACAGTTACATGAAAATGATGTTACTCAAGGGTAACTCTAACATGGTAGAGAAAATGGCTGACGCAATGGTTGACGTCTTGGAATTCTCTAACCAGGAGGTAGTTTATCCTGAGTTTACAGAAGTGAAAGAAGGTGACGGTGTAGAGCCTGAATGGTTCTACGATGCGTACAACGGAGTGAACGGTTTCTCTGAGATGAGCGCTATACATCAATACATAACACAGCAAAGTTTGTTTGAACCCGTCTCTAACGTTCTCTTAGGGGCAGCTCTGGTTGAGATGAAGCACCTTGATAAGTTAGGGGACTTGATCACCAAGTTAGGTGGGAAGATAACTAGTAAGTATGATACCTCTAAGGTGAAATACGGTGAAACCCCACAAGAAGCCTTAAACCTCGCAATCAAGGCGGAAGAGGACACTCTCAAGCATTATAGAGAACTGAGGCAAAAATTGATCCTCATTAACACGAGGACTTCTGCCGTCTGCGTTCAGTTACTCTCTAAACTAATCTCTGACGAGGAGAAACACGTTTCCCTCTTTCAAGGAAGATTAGTAGAATTGGCTCAACCAGAGAATGGCTAAATTCGGTTCATGGTGTAAGAAAATCCCTGAAGGTGAGACGGCAGTGGAAAAGAAAGATGACTTGATTCATCTTACGAATCCTAAGGGACAGGTGAAGGACTTCACGACAAGAGAATTCCATGAGTACCTAGAAGAGGTAGTGAAATGTGATAGTTTTAAGAGGTGGAACAGTAGGGTAGATATGCCTGTACATTTCACTCATGATGGAGTGAAGAAACTGAATGTTTGGTTAGTAGAGGCATTCTTGAAAGAAAAGGGATATAAGTGGGATTAACAAAGTTTAACAGTTAAGTACCAAAATTTTGGTACTTAATTTTGCAGTTAGACATATAATTTTTATATTTGTATATCGAAATAAGTAACAGGAAGTCAAACATTTAAACTAAATGTCATGAAAGCAGATCTTAAGGTAAACGACAAGAAAGAGGTTGAGGTAGTAACAACTACTGATTTTCAAAAGTCAGTAGAACCAGAAGTAGGGTTCGTTTATAGGAGGAAAAGTGTGAGAGACCATTCTTATAATTTCTTGATCAAGTTGAGCGAGTCTGTAACTAAGGCAACGTACACCTATTTTAAGGTGTTGGTTTACTCTTTCATGACTGATAAGTGGGAAGATCAAGGGGAAACGATAGGTACTTATGATCTTAAAAATTATTACGTGAGAGTTCTAGGTGACGTCTCAGAACTGGTAGAAAGTTCTCACCGTGCCTTGAACGGTGACCTTTCAGTGATGCCTCAGTTGGAAGAGGATGATTTACCGCAAGAGCCTGGACTAGTTTCAAGGAACGTTCAATCAGAGGCGTTAGTAGGCGTTGTTGATAAACTTTCTGTCTTGAAGAATAGGTCTGAGGAGTTAACTTACATGGCCAACTGTATCATCGAATCACAGAAAAATTCCCTGATGCAGACAGTGATTAAAATGGAAGGAATGGTACGAGAATTCCGTTCTCGTATAGAAAAGGTGATGAAGGTTATCTCCATGATCGAGTTGTACTTAGGGGTTAATGAGGAGTTGATGCAGATAAGTGAAGGCGAAAAAGCAGATCCTTCGGAACCACTAACTTTGAGGCAATTAGTCTTATACATGGATGAGGAGACAGCTTTGACAGGATACGAGTGCGGTGGATATGATTACAATGATATAGAGAAGTTTGATGAGTGGTTACTAGATCCTAAAAATAGGGATATAGTTATACCTGAAAAGCGTTCTATTGTTGTTTTTAAGCCTAGGCGTAAAGATAAGAATTATTCTGATGATTTTTACTTTAATAAAGTAAAGAATCAGTGGAACCATGTTTCTTATATCCTCATGAGAAACGGTGATAACCTTTACCGTGTGTTTTCTACTAATTTCTCAGTTTCGGACACTGTCTTCCCACGGAAAGCAGAACTTGAGAAACTCATGAAGAATCAAGATGAGGGTAGAGACATTTCCATGCAAGTAGACAACTTACAGACACGAGGCATGAAGTTTGCTATGTTCGTTAATGGTCTGTTTGATCGTTCAGGCATCATGCACCCTATTGACGGTAAAGTGGATATGTTTAAGATAGATGAGAGCCCTATCAGGATAGTGTACGATGCTGAGCCTTCTTTGACTTCTGGCCATAAGTCATGGAAAGAGTTTATAAGAGAGGTAAACAGTTCAGTAGGTGAGGGGTCTAGAGTTTACCTCCCTTGGAGAAAGAGAATCACTGAGGAAAATGTGTACCGTAGGCTGGTGAGATTTTATTCAGGTGAGTTCTCAATTCCTAAAGGGCCTTCAAGTGGTATGTATCAGGTTGAAAAATATCGGTTCCCTAATAATCCAGGAAAGGAGTCACTTTGCATTAAGTATAACCCTGAGGGTGAGTATTGGGATAGTTTTAGCTCTGAGTGGAAGGAGCGGAAGAATAGAATAACCTACTTATTAGATGAAGATGACCTTAATTACGGTGGTGTGATTAACTATGATAACGTCACGTTTGAGGAGATTGATTATTACTTGAAGTCGAGGGTAGACCGTTCTAATTACCTTGAAATGTTTAGACCCTTGATAGGTTTGAGAGATGAGTTGCTGAAAGACATCGAGAAGGAGAAAGATTTCGTTAAGATGGTAGAAGGTGAGACTGAGAAGTCAGAAAGTGAAGTTTGGGAAGTGTTAAGGTGGTGGAAGTTGAAGAATAAGTGGAAACGCTCATTGACTTCGGACGATTCAAAAGCTTATAGGATGATAGTGAAGAAATTAACAAAGGATGTTTCACGTGAAACATTATAATAGATTTAGTCATGAATATACAGGAAACTATAAAGAATTTAAGGCAATGGTCTAAGGAGTACGCAGAAGGTAATCCTTCTGTCCCCGACCAAGTCTGGGATGAGACGGTAGAGAAACTGAGGGAAGAGGCTCCTGACTGTGAGTTCTTCAAGAAGGCAGTATCAGAGCCTACTCCCTCATCAACGAGGAAAGAAAAGTTGCCTCAGCCTATGCTCTCCTTGGACAAGGTGAAGCAAGTAGAAAAATTAGAGGAATGGTTAGGGAGTGTAGTAGGGGAAGGCTGGAAGGACACGTGGTTGGTGATAACACCTAAATTTGACGGTATATCAGCTATTCACGTGGGGAAGAAATGGTGGAGTAGAGGAGATGGGTACGTGGGAGAAATCATGGATGAACAGTGCGCTCACTTGAATGAAAGTGAATGGGACAGTGAAAACTTCTCAATGATGAGAGGTGAACTGATTATCACGCAAGAAGACTGGGAGAAGAATGAGGAGTATTTTAAATCTTTGAATTATAAGAACCCGAGGAACACGGTAGCGGGGTGGAAGAACGGTGGGTTTAAGGAAGGCATTAGGTACAACTTGATGTCATACGTTCCCTATAACTTGTTCACGAAAGACGGTACTCCTTTGTCGAAGAGTGAGCAGATGGAACGGTTGAGTGTGATAAGAGGTGTTGATTTACCGTATAGAAAAGTCAAGTGGGGAGATAAAACGCTGGGAGAAGTTGAAGAGTTTTTACTGGCTTTATTTCAAGAATGGTCTAGGGTTTACCCTATTGATGGATTAGTAGTAGACATAGAAGATCCTCAGTACAGGATGGGGACAGAGGCGAATGGTAACCCTAGGTACGCTAGGGCGTATAAGCATCCCTCATTCAATGAGAGAAAGTGGACTGAAGTAGTTGGTGTAATTCGGGAAGTCAACAGGTTCGGTGTTGTCACTCCTGTACTTCAAGTGAAACCCGTGGACATATCAGGGGCAACAGTATCGAGGGTGAACGGTATTTCATCGTCTTACCTTTCTGATTGGATGATCTATGAGGGTTGTCCTATCATGATCAGGCGTTCAGGAGAAGTTATCCCTCAGATGGTTCAAGTGGGGAGTGTCATTATACCTTTCCTTGATGAGTTTGAGAATGAGGTTTATTACAGGCAAGTTTACGGTTGGGCAGTTGAGGCCAGGAAAGAAGAGGCCAAAGACTCCTTCGCTCTAGTTCAGAAACTCATGGACCAAATGTCAGTATGTCCTTACTGCGGAGAACCTCTTAAATGGGATAAGAAACTGGTAAATCAGGTATGCTGTAACCCTAAGTGTGAAGAGGTGAACTTTCAGAAGGTTTATGATTTCTTCAAGATCTTGAAATTTGAGGGGTTCAAGGAAAAAACTTTCCGGCAACTTTATAAGATGGGCAAGACACATTGGAGGATGATCATGGAAGTAACGAAGGATGATCTCTTACGACTTGATAAGTTCGGTGAGAAATCGGCTGATAAGTTCTTAGAACAAGTGAGGAAGTTGAGGGAAGACGGTATACCGACAGAAAGGCTACTTCACGCATCGGGCTATTTCCCCGGTTTAGGAGAGAAAACTTTGAAGGTTATACTTTTAGGTATCCACGACACGGTTCCAAAGGATCGTAATGTTACCCTAGAAGATTTGGTTAAGATTGACGGTGTGTCAAGTATAACGGCGAACGTTTACCTTAACGGTATATCGAAGGTTTGCTTGGAACCTTATTCTTCTTACATGGTGATTGTACCCCCTTACGGGGATAAGAAGAAAGAAGGGAAATACTCAGACTTGAAAGTAGTTTTCTCCGGTTTCCGAGACGCTCAGTTGAAACACTTGATAGAAGAAGAAGGTGGAGAGGTACTCGATAACATTAGTAAGAATACTTCTATCTTGGTAGTTAAAGAAGTGGGGAAGATGACATCAAAAGTTGCTGCAGCCATGAAGATAGGGGTAGAAGTCATCTCCTTGAAAGATTTCAAAGAAAGGTTTATTTAACGATTTTTAACAAGAAAGTACTAAAAAATTAGTACTTTTCTTTTGCGATTAGACATATGTTATATTTGTATATCGAAATGAGTAACAGTAAATCAGGCATAAAACATAAGTTATGTTAAATAGTAAGACAGAAGAATACTTCAAACTCATGAATGAAGTATTCTCCCTGATAAAGGGAGAGATAGGTGATGACAAGGAGTTGGAAGACTTGTTAAAGAGGTACAAGAAATCTTTCTTTGAACTCCCTGAATGTGATGAAACGATGAACACCTTGAAGGGTATTCGGGGATTCTATGAATACTTGAAGAATGAAGAGGAAGAGATAGGGAGACCTTTCGTGTCCAATTCTGTGCATGATTTGATAAAGTGTATCCAATACCATAAGAAGGCATGGTTTTCACCACGTACCTCTTCTTACGTGAGGTACTACGAGGAGAAGGTAAAACTGGCAACGCAGCAGTGACCTTGCGGGGAGTTCTTTTAACTATTTTGATAATGCCAGGCACCCTTACACGTGATAACAAAAAGGAAAGTCATGTATGGTTGAATTTTCAGGGTGCCTGGATTTTTCGTCTCAAATTTTTTGTTTTCTGAACGAAAATATTTATATTTGAGAATAATAAGTAATTTTAAATGAAGGAGTTAAGCTATATAGAAGTCATAACCTGGATTTGTATAGGTGTCTATTTAATACTACTTATCTTGTTCTGCAGTCTAATAAAGAAGGAAAGGAATAAGTACCCTAGATGCCCACGGTGTAAGAGTAAAGAAACCAAGTTGATGGAGTCCTACATTCACCGTGACTTGTACAGGTGTGATGCGTGTAATAACCTATTTACTAGAGAAAGGAAGGTAAAATGAAAAACAGAGAACTAATCGAGAAATTAATGCAGTTCGATGAGAACGCAGAAATTGCCGCTCAGGTGGTAGATATGCAAGGCAACGCATGGAACTTAGGACTGAGGATAGGACAGAACAACGGTATAGTGGTTATCCAAATGGCTCACCCTCACTTGGTGAAGTTGCCTGAACTGACCTCAAGCAATTGGTTTGACCCGCAAGAAAGAAGACAGTCATGAAAATTAGAGTAGGTAAGAACATTTACGTTTCGTTAGTCATCAAGACATCGGAAGGAGAACCAGAAGACCTTTCCGTTGCCCGTGACCTTCAAGTAGTGGTAGAAAACAAGTTCACGCAAGAACAGTACGTTCCTAAAAACACGACTACCAATGAGAATGTTGTCATGTTTGAGATCCCTGGAGGCTCTATCCAGGTAGGAATCTTCGATTTTCACTTGTCTTATAAGAAAGACAGTTTGAAGAGTGAGACGGGTGTTGAGCCTTACCTATTAGATTTTTGTGACGTTATCCAAATAGTAGAATGCACTTGTAAGGAAACATCGAAGTTGACACCTTGCCCTTCCGTGAACACTGAATCGGTGACGATAGAAGGGGTCGTGAACACTGACGGTCAAGTAGACGTAGTGAGGTGGACGAAAGTCCAGACAGACCCACCTGGTACTTACAGGAAGGAGATCGTACTCCCTAATGATTATTTGCTCTCAGGAACTACTACCGATGATAGAGTATTCCCGTTGATAACGCTTAGTAAGAAAGACAAGGTAGAAGTAGGCACTCCTGAGGTACCCATGAACCTTAACACTCCTTCTGGAGTTCGCCCCACGGTTACTGAACTCGGTCAAGCGAAGGCGCATGAAGTGGCGTATTTAAAGGACATTCCAGAACAGGTAGAGGATGTTTACGTTATTCCCGTGACATTCACGTTCAGTAGTAGCGGTGGAGCTTACTTTGCGAAATGTCCTCCTGACACATACACTAAACTGGCTGAGGCGATCAATGACAAGAAAGCGATCGTGATCAACTTTTTAGACCCCTATTCTGGTATAAACTCCTATAACCTATTCGCTCAATCTATTCAGGAAAGGACAGAAGACAGTAAAAAGTATTACGACCTTTACACCGTTTCTCAGTTACCCTCCTCAATAACGAAAGAGGAAGGATTGCCCTTCTTGATGAAGGTGATCACGATTACACCTAATTCTGTTGTTCTCATTGATGATTTAGAAGGGTTAGACAGGAAATTAGAGCCTGACATCACTTTCCTAAATAAAGGAAACGGGTCTAAATTCTTATCAGACAACGGTAAGTATAAGGAAGTGCAGTTTCCTTCTTACGATCCCATGTTCATCGACATCAAGAGGACTAACGCTATCTCCTGGGATGATTTCTACAATCACGTTAATACAGGCAAGTCCGTGATGATCGTGGAAAACGGTGTGAAGTACATCTATAACATGGTTTGTGGTGTGAACATAGTGTCAGGACGGGAGGCGAAACTTTATTGCTACAAGTTCGCTGACGCTTCTTCCATTCTCACCACTCCTACTATTTACAACGTTGAGAAAGGGGATGATGGTAATATACAGGTGTCATTGTCTACCACTCAGCCGTTGGTTTTCAAGTCTGACATCAGGAATAACCTGACGCAAGAGTATGAGAATGAAGGGACCGTTTTAGACGCAAGGCAAGGTCGTGCCTTGAAAGAGATGATAGACAATTTAGAAACTAGGATACAAGAACTTGAAGGCCAGAACCCGTTAATACTTGAGAAATGACATGAAAGTCAAATTGCTAAAGAAACTGAGGAAGAAGGCGAGAGAAAGAATCTTCATCGTTGAGTACTGTGATGCCTTGAAAGAGAGGACGGGATATGATTACGTTATCCACTACCCTACTTTTTACGGTAGTGGTTTCATAAGTGAACTTAGGGAAGATTCCGCCTACCTTATATGTAAGGTTAGGAGAAGGAATTTCATACTGGATGAGATTGATTCTAAAAGGCGAAAGAAGATGAAAAAACGGGAGAAACTGAGGCAAAAACAAAAACTTAAGGAACGAAGAGAAAGTGAGAGGGAACACGAGAGGCTTCTAGGAGAAAGTAAAAGACTGGATTATTAACGTGCGAGGTTTAGGATATTCTTGAAGGTTAGTACAAGACGCTTGCAAGGTGCGGTACTGATACCACTACTCAAGAATTCAAACGTGAAGGGGATAGAAGGAAAGTAGGTATAGAATTGAAACTCAGTAGTAGTAAAAATTATAATTTAGGAACACATGAAAAACGTTAAAGTAAAAATTAAGTGTGATAGTCCGTATGGGGTACCAGAGTATAAGACCACCGGTTCAGTGGGCATGGACGTCCGCTTTTATGAGAGAGGAGAAGAAAGAGTAGTACTGAAACCTGGTCAGAGAAGATTGATGGGTACAGGGTTAAGGATTCAACTACCGGAAGGGTACGAGGCACAAGTGCGCCCTCGTTCTGGACTCGCATTGAATCAAGGAGTTACAGTTTTAAACACTCCTGGAACGGTAGACGCAGACTACCGTGGAGAAATCGGTATCGTGTTGATAAACAACTCATCATGTGACGTTGAGATCAAGTCAGGAGAGAGAATCGCTCAACTCGTCTTTCAAGAAGTGGCGATAGCCCAGTTGGAAGTAGTAGAAGAATTAGACACTACCGATCGTGGAGATGGTGGATTCGGCCACACCGGTAAGGCTTGAAAAATTTTGGTCCGGGAATGAAAATTTTCCCGGTTTCTTTTTGTAGTCTAACATATAATTATTATATTTGTGTATTGAAATAAGACAATAAAAATCAAAGAGATATGGATAGAGACTTTGCGAAACAGGCTTTACTTAGAGGAGAAAAAGTTCATTTAGACTCTTGGGCGGATAATGAGTACGTGTACTTGAAAGATAACGTAGTGTACGATGAGCACAACACTCCGATACCATCATTCATCGGGGTGATGGAGACCTTATCAGAATTCGGTTGGAGTATCTTCGCTGGTAAAGAGAAGGAAAAACCTAAGAATGAACCGATTAGATTTGAAGACTTCCTACCTGCCCTACGTGAGAACTTGGTAGCAGCGAGAAGAAGAGCGTGGTGCGTTGACACTTTCATCTTCGCACAAGTACCAGCGAAGATTGAGAAGGAGACAATTCAGAAGATGACTAGTCTACCACCGGTAGTGAAGGAGATCTTTGAAGATGACGGGGTAGAAGAACTGTCTTATAGACATCAAATCGTTATGTCTTATAAGGGTATGGTGTCATACTACACTCCTTCAGGCGATGATCTCTGGGCAGATGACTGGTTAGTAATCAGTGAAGGGAACGTTTGGTCACCGTACTTGTCGGACATCCCGAAAGTTTAGAAAGTAGGGACTGAAAAATGTCCCTTCTCCGTTTGAAGTTTAAGATATAATGATTATATTTGCATGACAGTGTAAGACAATCAGTCTCATAGTTCAACGGATAGAACGAAGGTTTCCTAAACCTTAAATTCGAGTTCGATTCTCGATGAGACTACGAAGTTAAATGTTAGAGTGAGTATTGATATTTAATTTTATGTTTGACACAACTAGTAAAGGAAGCACTAAACCTGTTGTGAAACAGACGCTTCCTACTTTGCTCCTTGATGTAACGGTTGCATACTGAACGGGTTCCTGCATAAAGACGCCGATTTTGCAGAAGCGATTCATAATCTTCAATTTAATTTTACACACCCTCAGACTCTCTCGTTCAGTTGACCCAGTTCGATCCTGGGAGGAGCAGCGAGATAAACTATAACCGCATGGAAGAACTGAGTGAAATGATAAGGAAGTACCTGACCTACCTAGACGAGTTGATGGTCAGTGATGAGAAGGACTGTATCAGTCTAGAAGATCAGCAAAGGTTGTCCTGCTTGAGAGGCAAGTTACTCTCCTACTGGGAAGTGAATAACAACCTGCAAGACCTGATAAGTCAGAACATGATCAAGATTAGGGGCCAGATAAGGGAAGTATGCAGTATACTGAACCCGATCATGGAAGCGAGGGAGAAGAAAACGGGTAAGTGATTTTAATATTTTTTAACAAGAAAGTACTAAAAAATTAGTACTTTTCTTTTGCAGT